ATGGCGTACATCGCGAGGCGCAAGAACAAGGAAGGCGTCATCACGAGCTTCCAGGTGAAGTGGCGTGCTGGCGGGTCGCGTTCGGGGCCGGACCAGAGCGAGCGGTTCGACGACGAGCCGTCAGCCGAGGTGTTCCGCAAGGCCGTCGACGCCAACGGGCAGATGTGGCCGCCGGGCTGGGTCAAGGGCAAGGGCTACATCGACGAGTCGGCCGGGGCCGACGAGGCGCGGTACCGCTTCGACCACTACGCGCGGGAGTCCGTCAAGAACCGGACCGGCATCGAGGACCGGTACCGCGACGCCATCCTCAAGGAGCTGGAGACGTACATCCTGCCGACGTTCGGCAACTGCGACGTCAGGTCAACGGAGCACTTCTCCAAGGCAACGGTCGGCTCCTGGGTCAACGTGATGTCCAAGACGATGGTCTGGCGCGGCTCCAAGCACAAGCCGATGTCGGCGAAGACGCTCAAGAACCTCCACGGCCTGCTGTCGAGCATCTTGCGCGAGGCCGTGCAGGAGGAGCCGCCGTTGCGAGCTCGCAACCCCTGTGAGGGCACTCGACTGCCCAGGCTCGACGAGGACGGCATAGACGAGGACGACGACGGCGGGGAACACATGGAGTTCCTGACGCCGGACGAGGTCGAGGGCATCGTCTCGTGCCTCAAGCGGCCCGAGGACAAGCACCTGGTGCGGGTGAAGTACGCGACAGGCATGCGGTGGGGCGAGATCACCGCGCTCGCGAAGCGGCACGTCCTCGAAGACGAGCCGCACAGGCCGAAGTTGCGGGTCGCGAGGGCCTGGAAGCGGTCGACGGAACGCGGCTACTACATCGGCAAGCCCAAGAGCAAGCGGTCGCGTCGCACGCTGCGGGTGAGCCCCGCGACGAGGGCTGTGCTCGACGAACACGGCCTCGACACGCTGGCACCCGGCGATCTGATCTTCTGCGGCCCGGACGGCGGCAGGCTCCCGTACAGCACGTTCTACGACCGGTGGATGACCGCTGTCCGCCTGGCGAAGAAGAGCGGGCTGCTCGCACCGTTCAAGGAGCCGACGCTTCACGACCTGCGGCACTCCCACGCCTCCGCGCTGCTCAGCGCCGGCCACGGTCTCACGTACGTGCAGCGGCGCCTTGGACACGAGAGCATCACCACCACGTCCGATCGCTACGGGCATCTGCTTCCCGAAGCTGACGACGGAGCCATGGCCACGATCGACAGGTCCCTCGGTGGCGACCAGACGCCCGAACTGGTCGACACCGAGCCGGTACCGGTGATGCCGACGAAGCCGGTCTTCGCTGTGCACCTGGGGGAGAAGCTGCTCGGCTTCTGGACGCGGGAGCACGCGGAGACCACCGCGGCGGGGTGGGCGCAGGATCAGGGCGGGCCGGTGCGCGTCGAGACGTGGTCGCTGGAGTGGTGGCAGCGGCAGGTTCTGCGGGGCGTGCACGAGGTGCGCACCGGGGTACCGGAACGCGTCTGGTTGTGGGAGGTCGGCCCTGCGCGCTACGGCGCTGATGGTGAGGAGCACGCGGCAGGCGCCGGAGTGCACGAGCTGGCAGGCCGGTGGGTGTGGGACTGGGAGCCCGGCTACACCGAGGAGCCCGCCGAGGCCCGCGCCGAGTGGGTCAGGGGCGAGCCGGTGACTGAAGCTGCCGCATGGGGGCTGGACCGTGCGGCCGTGGAGGCCGCGTACGCCCAGGCGCGCACGGACGCGCTGAGGGTATGCGGGCTGAACCCGGCCGCGAATGTCGCCAGCCGGGCGGACGTGTTGCCTGACGCCTGATTCACGTCACTGAGGGTCGGCGGTGCCCCGGGCCTGTGAAGGCAGGGCGCCGCCGTCCTCGCGTGCGCGGCGAGGCAGAGGGGTGGTCGGGGTGACAGAGCCGTCGGGGTTGGCGCCGCCGGGCCGGGGAGCGAAGAGCATCGCGCTTTGCTGGAGCGAGTCGGTGACCACGCGGTTGTAGTCCGACGCGAGTTCGTCGTATTCCTGCTGGAGTCTCGTCGCCTTGAGATCGGCCTCGGCGAGTCTGCTACTCAGGTGCACCGTGGACGCGGTGGCGGATCGGTTCAGCGCGCTTTCTCTCAACGCCAACTCGGCGAGGCGCCGGTCCATCTCCTCGTTGAACTGGCGGTGTTGAGCGGCTTGCGCGGTCATTTCGCGGCGCATGGTGCCGAGGAACGACAGCAGCCAGGGGCGGATGACAGCCGCAGCGAGGAGCAGGCCGCATACCAGGACTGCGACGCGGGCGCCGACGAACAGGGACACGTCCTCTGCTGTGCGTTTGATTGATCCTTCCGCGAGAGCGACGGCAATAGAAGCACCAAGAGCGAATCCGGCCAGCGAAGGCGTAGTGATTCGGTGAGGCATCCGGGGCTTTACTCCCTTGCGACTGCCCCCGTGCGCTCGCCTGCCGGCCTCGCGTCCGCCTCCTTCTGTAGACGGATGGCGTGTTGGATGCTGCCGAGGAGCATGGCTCGGATGCCTGGTTCGACGACGCCCCAGGCATCCGCCGCGGCGTCGGGGGAGAGCGGCTGTTGATTTGGGGTGATCGTCGAGAGTACAGCCGAATCAGCTTCCTTCGGCCATGCTCCGTCGGAGATTACCCCCGCACCGACCAGCAGAGTTCGTACATCTGTTTTAACGGCGCGTGCAATTCCTTCGAGTTGCTGCGGCATCGGCAGCGTTTTCCCAGTAACCATGCGCCCGACGGCGGACTGACTCATTCCGGTCTCGCGTGCGAGCGCTCCGCGCCCTCCTCCTCCAGGAGATAGGTCAAATCCGGCATCCCTGGCTAGCTCGCTCACCAGTTCGCCGAATCGTTCGGCCGGGGTGGCCCCAGCTTGCTGGTGGTCAGTGTCCATGCTCCGCATACACCGGAGAGTAGCGCGCGAGCGTGCCACTGGGAACGGCTTGCATGCGTGCGTCATCGCAGGTCGGGGAGGGTTTTCGACTCCGTCGCAGGCGGTGCCGGGTGTGCGCCGGGGGTGCGTTACACAAAGTTTGCTGTCGGCCACGTCGTGCCGCGCTTGCATGCGTGCACAAGACTGATCTAGATTGTGCATGCATGCATGACGTGCATGCGTGCAAGACACCGGATCACGAGGGGGCCACATGGAAGGGACGCCGGAGTTCGCCGCCGTCCTCAGAAAGAAGGCGGAGGCGGCGGGCGACACCACGCACTACGCCATCGCTCTCCGCGCCGGAGTTCGCGAGTCCACGATTTCCCGCCTGCTGAACGGGCGCACCGCGCCGTCCCTGGCGACGCTGATCGCCGTGGCGGACGCGTACGACATGACGCTCGATGAGCTGGTCGGCCGTAGCGCGCACGCCCCGCGAATCCCGCAGCAGCAGGGCGCACAACCGGCGCCTGCGGGGGCGGCGGCATGACCCGCCGGGTCTGGAACCGCCGCGACTACTGCCGCTGCGTCGCGGTTCAGAACTGGGACTACGACGAAGCGGCGAAGAAGTTGCGCTGCTTCCGACGGTGGCTGGAGGACAACATCTCTCGCCTCCCGCACCAAAAGATCGGCGGGAGCGTCGCGTTCTGCGACTGCGAACTCGCCCTCATCCAAGCCCTGTGCAGCGTGATGCCTCCTGACGTGCTGTCCGACGACAGCGACCAGGAGCAGCAGCAGCACGAAGAGCCGCCCGTCCCGGAGCTCGCAAGCATCCGCCCCGCTGGGGCGCGCAGGCGACGGTCCGTCGGATGACGGCGGCCCGGAACGGCACAGCCGGCCAGGGCTCGTGCCGCCCGGGACCACCCAGCACCTCAACCACAACGACGTGAGGCACTGATGACCCAGCACTGTAGCGGGCACAACCCGCGCACCTGCCCGCACTGCACGAGACTGCGGCACCCCTCGCAGGCCCGAACGCGCCGCGCGCTGGCCGCGATCCCGCGCCAGACGCGCTCGACCGCTCCGGCTGGCGGTGTCCAGTGACGGGCCGCTCCGGACGCAGGTCGTCCATCGACCACAAGACCGTCGTCGCCAAGGCCCGCGCCGAGCGCGGCGTGTGGCAGCTCGCCGGCCTGTACCCCTCGGCCGAGAACGGACGGAACGCGGCCCGCCGCATCCCCCGCGCCGAGCGGATGCCCGCGTACGACCCGCCCGGCACGTTCGAGGCGTACGCGGCACCGCACGAGCAGGACGGCGCCACCGCGGTGTGGGTGCGCTACGTCGCCGGACTGCCGACGGTGGAACCGCGGCCGGCGTCGATGACGTACCGCGTGATCGACCGGGGCGACGGCCCCGGCTACACCGGCGTGCGCATCGTCACCGTCGTCGTCCTGCCCGAGTGCCCGCGCTGCGGCGGCCCCCGCGGCGACGCCGAGCCGCACCGCTTCTGCGAAGACGGCGAGTGGTACAGCGTCGACAAGTGGGCCAACGCCTGCGGTCACGTGGACATGTACGCCGCTGTCCTCGCCGAGCACCGCAAGCGGGCGCTGCTCATCGAGAAGGCCGAGCAGGCCGCCGCCGCCCGAGCCGTCGCCGACCCGGTCGACGCCGGGGAGTACACCGACGCGGTCGCGCTGCTCAACGCCGCAGCCGCCGAAGTGCCGGGCCTCCGCGCGAAGCAGGCCGCCGTGTTCCTCGACACCAACGGCCACGACGAAGCGGCACGCCGCATCCAGGAAGAGCTGACGGCCAACCCCCACATGTCCGCCCGGCAGGCCGCCCAGTTCCTCATCGACCTGGCCGCCGCCCGCGCCGCCTGCACCGAATGCGAGCGCGGGCGCATCAAATACCAGGCCCGCGACCGCGAGTTCGTCAACATCCCCTGCCGCACCTGCCGTCGGGATGTGGTCCCCGTTGCGTGACCTGCCGCGCGATCTGCGCTCAGTCCCCGACGTGGCACGAGTCCGTGTCGAGCTCAGCGATGAACCGGAGCGCTTCCAGCGCCTCTTGGGCCGCAGCGTGACCGCGCTCGACCAGGGCGCCGACCTTGCCACCGCGGCGTGGACCGCCGCCGATCCGGTGGCTCTCGCCGCCGAGATCGAAGCCCTTGCCGGTCTCCGCCGCCTCAACACCTTCCGGAAGGACGCCCCGTGACGTCGACCACGATCAGCACCGAGTCGGGGGCGCCGACCGCGCGTCTGCTGCTGCCCGCCGACGCGTCCCGCGAGGAGTGGGAAGCCGTACGCCGCGCCGGAATCGGCGGCAGCGACGTCGCCGGCATTCTCGGCCTGGGCGGGAAGTACACCGGGCCGCGCCACGTGTACGAGGAGAAGCACGGCCGTCCCACCTTCAAGGGCAACGAGTACGCCGAGATCGGCACGGAGATCGAGGGCTTCATCGCCCGCATGTTCACGAAGCGGTCGGGCGTGGAGACGGTCACGCCGCCCGGCACGCTCGTGCACGTCGACCGGCCGTGGATGCGCGTCAACGTCGACCGCTACACCACCGACCAGCCCGGGGGACCGGTGTCCGGGCTGCTGGAGTGCAAGAACCGCTCGGAGTACCAGGCCGACCAGTGGGAGGACGGCGCGGTCCCCGACGCTCCCGCGATCCAGTGCCATTGGGGCATGGCCGTGGGCGGGTGGGATCACGGCTACGTGGCCGCGCTCGTCGGCGGCAACAAGCTCCGCTGGGTCCGGCTGGAGCGCGACGAGGAGATGTGCGAATGGCTCGTCGACTACTGCGGCCGGTGGTTCGAGCGGCACGTCGTCGAGGGCCTGCCGCCCGAGGCTGACGGGCTGGAGGCCACGACCGACCTGCTGGGCAAGTTGTGGTCGGTCAAGCCGGAGGCCATCGCCGAAGTCGACATGGCGAAGGCGAAGGAACTGCGCGCCCGCCGCGCCGACTTGAAGGCCCGGGAGACGGCCCTCGACGAAGAGCTGCGCACCGTCGAGAACGAGATGCGCCTCCTGACCGGCGAGAACGAGATCGCCCAGGCCGACGGACGGCCGGCCTGGACCTGGAAGCAGAACGGCAACTTCGCGCCGAAGCGCTTCCGCGAGGCCCAGCCCGAACTGGCCGCGCAGTACACGCACATGGTCCCCGCGATCGACACCGACCGCCTCAAGGCGGACCACCCCGCGATCTACGACACCTACCGCGCCCGCGTCCTGCGCGTGCCCGAGAAGGGGGTGTGACCCCATGGCCACGAACACACTCAAGGACCGCGTCCGCGCGGCCACCAGCGACAAGCCCGAGGTCGTGGAGGACGCGTCAGCGGACCAACTCCACGCCGCCGAGCAGGCCGAGGGCGGTGAGGCCACCGACACCGTCATGACCTGGCTGGAGCGGTACGACGCCCAGTTCACGAAGGCCCTGCCGTCCCACGTGGACAGCAGCGCGTTCCTCGCGGCCGTACGGGACGCCCTGCCCGACCTGGCCCGCTGCACCCCGGCGAGCCTGCTGCAAGCCCTCCTGGCCTGCGCCAAGTTCGGGCTCGTCCCGGACGGCAGGCACGCGGTCATCAAGCGTGAGGGCAAGTTGGCCGTGTTCGTGCCGATGTACCAGGGCTACGTCGACCTGATGTACCGCTCCGGCCAAGTCAGGTCGGTGCACGTCGGGATGATCCACGCCGGGGACGAGTGGAACTACGAGCCGACCGCCCCGAGCCCCTTGGACTTCACGCACAAGCCCGCCCTCGACGTGAGCCGCGCGCACCGGGGCAAGCCGATCCTCGCCTACGCGTTCTGCTGGCTGGCCGGTGGCTCCCGATCCCAAGTCGTCCTGCTGACGAGGGAGGACGCGGAGGAGATCCGCGACGAGTACAGCGTCGCGTACCGGCGGGCGCGCGACGAGGGCCGGACGGATTCGTTCTGGCACACCGACTTCGACGCCATGTGGAGCAAGAGCGCGCTGCGGCGGCTGCACAAGGTCGTGCCCATGAGCGCGGAGCTCGTGCAGCTCGCCCAGGCCGACGACGCTGGCGACGCCGGGCGGGTCCAGCTCTTCCACGCGCCGGACGAGGACGCGCAGCTCCTCGCCGACGCCAAGGCCGCGCACAAGGCAGCCGAGGGCTCGCAGGAGCCGCGCGTGCCGGTGCCGCTGCCCCGGAAGAACAGCGGCGGCCGTACGCAGCCCCGCCGGACGACCCGCAGGCAGCGCACCGCCCGGGGACGTCGCCGGTGACCTGCCTGCACGGGTGCTTGGCCGCCGTCGCCGAGTGCGACGGCGGCCGGCCCCGCCGGGGGTGCGCGCGGTGACCGGCGCCCGGTCCTGGCGCCGCCGCAGAGCCGACAAGCCCGGCGCCTTCCACCGGGGCGCCCCGTGGGCGTGGTGCCCCGCCGAGGAGACCGAGACGCCGCACCGGCTCGATGCCGGAGTCCGGCACTGCCTGTCCTGCAAGACCACAACGACGACGAGAGGGACCGACGATGGATGAGCCGTTCGGACCGGAGTACGTGAAGCCGCAGGGCAAGGACTGCCCCGACTGCCTGTGCTGCACCGAAGCGCTGTGCGAGCGCGGCCGGAACAGCGTGCTGGAGTGCGCCGGGCACACCCCGGCCGAGCACCACGCGACGGTGTCCGGCTGCCCCTGCTCGGCAGCGAAGACGCCCAAGACGGCGTCCTGGCGGGCCTCGCAGGTTCGGGTGACGCGCATGGCGAGGGAACTGCCGCTCGGCCAGGAGGCGGAGTTGCTGCTGCGAGCCCTGGCCGACGGGCGGACCGTCGACGACGACGGTGTCCTCTTCCCTCAGTTGACGGTGCGTGGCCTCGCCGACCTGGACGGTCTGCGCCCGGTGGTCACCGAGCTCGGCCGCACATACCTGGCCGGGCGGGACGACGTCCGCGCGGACACCCCGGTGCACGTCGTCGACGTCGACGCGGCGTCGCGCACGGCCCGGGTGGAGGTCGCCGCGTGGCAGGCGGACCAGCCGGTGACGGTGCTGCTGGACCAGGTGCTCAGCGACAGCGGCCTGGACGTGGACTCTCTCCCGGGCCGGTGGCTGACGGCCGAAGCGAACTGCCACGCCGACGACACCGACCGGCTGGTGCTGACCGGGTTCCGCAAGTCCGAGGAGCTGCCCGCTGGGTGGATGTCGGTGGGTGAGGGCGCATGACCGTGCTCGCTGTCGTCATCTCCTGCGTCTGGATGGCCGGTATCCCCGCGGTCGCCGCCGGGCTGTGGCACCTGTCCAAGGACGACCCGTGGATGAACGCCGCGTTCACGGTGCACACCGAGGCCGCGTGCCTCATCACGGCCATCGCGGCCGTGTGCTGGCCCGTGGCGCTGCCGCTGGCCGCGCTGCTCTCCCTGGTGCAGCGGGGTGCCAAGTGAACGCGGCCACGGCGGACACGGACGCGGTGCTGACCGTGACGGTGTACGGGCTCCCCGCGCCGCAGGGCAGCAAGAGGAACGTCGGCAACGGCCGGATGCTGGAGTCCTCCAAGCACGTGACGCCGTGGCGCGATGCCGTGGTGTGGGCGGCCCGGCAGGAGATCGCCCGACACCGCGGCTGGCGTCCGCTCGACGAGGCGCTGGAAGCGTCGATGGTGTTCGCCTTCACGCGGCCCAAGTCGCACTACGGCACCGGCCGGAACAAGGGCCAGCTCAAGCCGTCGGCCCCGGCGCGGCCGGCCACGATCCCCGACCTGAGCAAGCTCGCCAGGTCGACGGAGGACGCGATCACCACCGCGGGCGGCTACCGGGATGACTCGCTGATCGTCGGCTACCGCCGGTTGGAGAAGCGGTACATCACCGACCACGGCCAGGTGCCGGATGTGCTGGACGTGCAGGGCGTCGTGATCCGCCTGTACCGCTGCGCTGCCCCGCCGGGTGGTGAGCCCGAGTGACCAGCGACGAGATCGCGGACGCGCTCGACTCCGCCGACGGCGGCCCGCCCGAGACTGCGCCCCGGCCCAAGGAGCGCCCGGGACCGGCCGCGTCGTGGCGGGAGGCGTTCGACGCACGGACCGTCGAGATGGAGGGCGGTCACCTGCACTGGACCGGATCGACCGGGGAGCGCGGCACACCGCTCCTCGGCCACCGCGGGCAGATCGAGACCGCGTACCGCCTCGCGTTCCGCTGGCACCACCAGCGGAAGCCCGAGGGCAACGTGCGGCCCACGTGCGACTACCCGTGCTGTGTGGCCGGTGCGCACCTCGCCGACCGGCGCATCCGAGGAGGTGGGGCGTGATGTTCCCCGGCGCGACATGGGACAAGGGCATCGACCTGGTCGCCGTCGACCGTGCCGCGTCGGGACTTGGGCCGTGCCCGGAACTCACCGAGGACGAGCAGCGCCGCGCGGTCCACGTGATGAGGGACGCCGGATGGGGCGCGGTGGCCACCGGCAAACGGCTCGGCATCTCCGAGCGCACGGTGGGCCGCTGGCTCGACGCCGACGGGAGCCCGTCGTGATCTGGCTCGACCTGCTCCTGGCGTACGGCGCGGCCGTCGACGCGGTACTGACCGCCGCTCCCGTCTGGGTGCCGCTGCTGCTCACGGTGCTGTCGATAGCGCGCGGGGTGCGGCGGTCTCCGCCACCGAGGCACAGGCGTGTCCGGACACGACCCGGACGCCGTCCGGACACTGTCCCGGACACGCCTGCACGGGGGGATTCGACAGGGGGGCTGACCTGCACGGACACGTGTCCGGACGTGTCCGCAGGACCCCGTCCGGACACGTCCGGACAGCACGACGAAGACGCAAGGAGCTGACCCATGGCACGACGGAACCGCCCCGCCCCCGACAACCTCCCGCGGCCCCACCACTGGGCGGACGACGCGGCGTGCCGGGGCGTCGCCACGGCGGTGTTCTTCCCGACGGGCACCGCCGGTGTCGCGACGAAGATCGAAGCGGCCTACGCCAAGACCTTCTGCGCCGGATGCCCGGTCACCGCCTCCTGCCTCACGCACGCGCTGACCAACGGCGAGGCGTACGGCGTATGGGGCGGGCTCGACGAGGACGAGCGGGCGGAGATGGTCCGCAAGGCCCGGCTGGAGGCCGAGAGGCGCCGCCGACGAGAACGGGAGCAGGCCCGTGGCAAAGCGGTCGCGTAGACCCGGGCCGCCGGCGAGCGGCTTGCTGAACTGGACGGGTGGCGGCCACTGGTCGGAGCAGGCGCGGCCGTGCCGGTACTGCGGGAAGCCGACGCATCTGCGGGACTCCCGTGGATCTCCGGCGCACAAAGTCCACGCGGAGGAAGCGCTGGCCCGCCAGCAGGCGGAAGCGGCCGAGGCGTACGGACAGGGCGCGCTGTGACCGGCGGGCGGTGGACGTCGTGAGCCCCGGCCTGCTCACGCACCTGGTGCGAGAAGCGCGGGATGCGGCCTGCGGCGGGGATCACCGGTGGGCGGCCGACGTCGTCCAGCGGATCGCCGAGGAGGGCGACGCCCTGGACCTGGTCGCCGCTTGCCGCGTGTTCGCCGACACCGCGGTGCGGGCGCTGCACGTGCTGTACCCGCCGCCGGACGTGACCCGGGGCGAGATGTGGGCGCTCACCGACCTCGGCAGCGCCGACGGATGCCCGCACCGGCTGTTCGCCTCCCGCCTGGTGACCGCGCACGCCAACAAAGACCAGGAATCCGTGACCGCTCTCGCCGCCGCTGCGGCCGACGCCTGCCCGGCTGACCGGGCCGCGTCGCTCCGGGAACTGGTCACCTTCGCGGCCGGGCTGGATGCCCGGGCCGCCACACAGAAGGAAGGCACTGATGGACAGCACTGACCCGACGGTGCAGGAGACAAGCCCCCCGCGGCGGGGAGCCCGGAACGGCACGAAGTACCGGCCGCGACTGCGCGGAGAGGAACGCGCAGACGTGCGCAGAACGCTGGCGTCCGCGTACGACGGCGGCGCCTCGATCCGCGCACTCGTCGCCGAGCACCACCTGTCGTACGGGCTGACCCGCACGCTGCTCCTCGAAGCGGAGGTCAAGCTGCGTTCCAAGCGCGGCTCCCGCGACGAGGCCAACCGCAGGACGGGGGCCACGTCATGAACCAGCGTCAGCACGCGGGCGCCCTGACCGCCGCCGTCGTCGTCCTGGTCCTCGCGATCCTCTTCGCGCTGCTCATCGCCCTGGCCGGCTCCGGCGAGGGCGAACGCAGCGGCGTGTGCGACTGGGTTGCCGCCGAACCGGCCGCAGCCGCCGCACCGGCGACGAAGCGGCCGAACCCTGCCCCGCCCGTCCAGACGCGCGCCCCGGCGCAGCCGACGGCCAAGCCCAAGCAGCCCAAGCCGACGCCGCCGGGCACCGCCCGGCCGACCGGCAAGAGCCGCCACGGCAGCGGATTCGACATCGACGTGTGCGACTGAACCGGCGCCGCCCGGAACCGGGGACGCCGACACGGCCCCGGGTCCGGGCAGGCCCGCAGGAGAGGAGACCCGATGCGAAAGACCAGTCCGTGCCGTGACTGCGGCTCCCCGGTGCTGTGGACCATAACGGCCGACGGGAAGCGCATGGCCGTCGACCCGGACCCGCACGTCGACGGCAACACCGCGGTGTACCGCGACGCGAACGACACGTGGCACTCCCGCCGCCCGACCTCCCATCGGCCCGTCATGGGCTGGGAGCGGATGCACAAGCCGCACGTCGCCACCTGCACCGGCCAGCGGCGCAAGGCCCGGCCGAAGCCGCTGCCGCCCGGTGTCGCGGACCTGTCGGCGTACAGGCGCCGCCCGGGCCGACGGTGACGGCCGGCCCGCCGCACCACACGTAGACCGCCACCCCCTACAGCACGACCGAGAGAAGAAGCCGTGACAGAGCAGGAGGAACCCGAGCGCAAGTCGGGCTGCCCGCCGCACGAGTTCGGCAACCGGCTCGCTTGGCACTGGACCCGGGAGATGCCGCCGAGCCTCAAGGGCGGATTCCTGACGCTGCTGTACGCGATGCGGGCCATGTCGTCCGCTAGCGGAGAGCTGCGCTTCTCCGGCGACGGGAAACCGATCCGCATCCAGGACATCGCGAAGGCGGCCGGATGCCGGGAGAAGGACGCCCGCCGCTACCTGGAGGCCGCCATCGCCGCGGGGGTGGTCGCCACAATCGGCAAGCGCCGCCGAGGCGTGCCGACCCTGTACGCGCTCGTGCTCTGCCCCTGGCCGAGCTGGCAGGCCGCCGCCGACCACGTCAAGGCGACCGCCCGCCCTCGCAAGTCGGAGAACGACGAGGGAAGTTCGGGCCACAGCGGCCCGAACTCCAACGAAGAGGGTTCGGGCCACAGCGGCCCGAACTTGGAAGAGGAAGTTCGGGCCACAGCGGCCCGAACCGAGCCGGAAGGGGTTCGGGCCACAGCGGCCCGTATGGGTTCGGGCCGCTGTGGCCCGACCGGTTCGGGCCACAGCGGCCCGAATAACCCAGGGGGAACCCACGAACTACCCCAAGAGACGGCTGAGGTAGTACCTCAACCACAGGAGTCCTCGAGCGCGGACAGCGAAGACGAATCCCCGCAGAACCCGAACGACTTCCGGCGCTGCCCGTGCGGCAAAGGGCACATCCTCCGCCCCGACCGCGACCTGTGCGGCGGCTGCCTCCGCGAACAGGACCAGGCCGCAGCCGAGGCCCGCAGGGCACGCGAGAAGGCCGACCCGCCCGTGCAGGGCGCGTTCCTGCTGCCGCTGGCCGGTGGAGGCCAGGGAGCCCCGCACGGGCGCCGTGAGCCCGTCCCGTGGCCCAAGGAGGACCCGGCCGCGCCGCTGCGGACCTGCGAATGCGGACGCACCTACCGGCTCGCCGACCAAGACCGGTGCCCCGTCTGCCTCGTCGCCGCCGAAGAAGCGCGGCGTGACCTGGACGCGGTGAGGTCCGGGTGAACCCCGACTTCCTCCCGCCGCTCGCCCGGTCCCTGCGGACCCTCGGCGACTTCGCCGCCCGTCACGAGGTCAACGACGGGACGCTGACGGAGATCGCCGAGGAGCTGGACCGTGCGCGACTGCTGGTCGCGTCCGCCAGGGGAGCGCTGCGGGCGAACGCGTGCACACGGCACCCCGGCGGCCCCGTCGACCCGACCGCCGAGAACGGATGCCTGCTGTGCGGCACCAGCTCGCGCCGACCGGCGCGGCCGATACCCGAGGACTTCGTGCCCGGCGAGGTGCTGCGGTTCCTCACCGCGCACGGACACGACGCCGCAGCCGAAAGGTTCGGCGCCCGGGCGGTCGCCCGGGCGCTGGCGACCGGCGGACGACACCCCAGCCAGGGCAGGCCCACCGCGGCCGACCCGCCCGACCCCGAAGGAGAACCAGCCCAGTGACCCACCCGCCGCGCGCCACGTACACGGCCACGCCTTGCCCCGCCTGCCGGTCCCCGAAGCCCTCCCGCCTGGTCCTGTGCGGCACCTGCTGGGACCAGCTCCCGACCCCCGCACGCCGCGCCCTGAACCGGCGCGACAACAGGACCCTCGCCCGACTCCGGGCACTGCACGCATTCATCCTCAGCGGGCGCCCGCTCGCAGAACTGGAGATCGCATCATGAGCACTGCTGCCTGGAACGACCGCCTGGGCGTCACCGAGGCCCTGGAAGATGCCGGTTGGACCGGCGACGACGTCGACCCGCTGAGCATCCTGCGGCACCCCTCCGGCGCGGTGTGGTCCGTCGTCAACGACTCCGGCGACTGCGGCGTCCACACCCCGGCCGGAGGCAACGCCGACTTCCCCGGCGACGTGGAGGACGCGGTCGTGATAGCTGCCGCGCTCGCGGCAGCCGGGCAGCTCAACCCGTCGGTGACCGTCCCGCCGGGGCAGCCGCAGCCTGCCGCCGCCAACTCCCAGGAGCCGGCCCGGTGATGGATCGGATGCGGACCATGTGCCTCGCCGTCTACGGCAGCGGATACCTCCTCGCCGTGTGGAACGGCGCCACCGCCATCGACCGAGGAAGGGACGACACCGCTCTGGCGCTGTTCCTCCTCGCCGCTGCGCTGCTGCTCGCCATCCGCCGCGAGTACCGGCAAGCCGCCCACCAGGCCAGTGCGAGCCCGTACCGCGCCTCCGGCTTCCCCGCCCCGGCCGACGCCGCCGCCCGCGAAGAGCGCGCCGCCGTCGACCAGGCCGTCACCGACGCCGTGCCGCCCGGCTGCACGTGCAGCGTGTGGTGGTCCAGCCTCGGCGAACGCCACAGCCCGAAGTGCCTCGCCCGCAGCGGCAAGGACTCGCCGTGAACCAGCCCGACACCACAGCCGAAGACCAGATCGCCCCGGCGACCGAACAGCACTTTGCGCGGCTCCTGGCCGTCGTCGTCGACGAGGACCGAGGAGAGTCCCCGTTCGGCTGGAGCGCGCCGCCCCCGAGCAACACCGCTACGAGGAGGACACGTTGACCATCAGCCTCGCCCCGTCCGTGGGCCTCGACGCCGCCGCCCGGCTCCACTTCACCGACCCCCGCGTCACGGCCCTTTCCCAGACGATGCACGCCGCGTCCGACGTCGCCGGGAAGCGGCCGTGGCACATGCTCGACTGGAACGAACAGCACGTGTGGCGCACCGCCGCCCGCGACTGGCTCCGTGCCGCCGTCGCGGCCGGCATGCTGCCCCTCGTCGACCCGACGACTGGCGACGCCCTGGCCGCCGTCCCGCTCGACGTCCGCCCCGACGACGGGCGGCCCCGTCCCGGCAACCGCGGCCGTGCCGCGACGTACCGCGAGGCCGCGTCCCTCGTCGCCCCCGAGGCGTTCGGCTACGGCGGCCCCGACCACCACGATGCGTGGACGGCGGCCGTGGAGAAGCTGCGAGGCGTGGCCGACGAGGTCGACGACGACACCACCGGCCCCGGTGACACACCGGATCATCTCGCCGCCGCCCTCACCCGATTCGCCGTCTGGGCGGGGCAGCTCGACGCCGCCGCGCAGGACGCCGCAGGCGACCGCACGGTCACCGACCCGACCGCCGACGTCGTCCGCAGCATCCTCGACGACGCCCGGCACGGCCAGGTCCCGCTGTGAGCCCCCTCCTGGCGGTGGCCGCCGCCGCGACGGCCGCCGCCGTCTACGCGGCCGGCCACGCCCGGCTGCTGTCGCGTCTCCTCGGCTGGGCCGACGCCCAGACCGCGCGCCCGGCCTGGCACCCGCTGTTCCTCCTCGGAGCGCCGATCGTGCTGGCCGCACTCATCCTCGCGTGGCTCGTCGACCCCGGCCGCGCGGCCGACGAGCGGCGCCAACGGCGCGCGGAAACCACCCTCACCACCCCGCTGCCCGGCTATGACCAGCGACGAAAGCGGCGCCGGATCGGGGGTCCGCGACTGGCCTACCATCCCCGACCACCGCGGAGCCCTCGCGGCCTCGCGGTGTCCCAGAGCACCCGAACCGAAGGAACGACGTGACCGACCTCGACACCACCCCCCACGGCGGCGCCCTGGCTGTCGCACAGCGCGACGGCACGGTGCCCCCGCCGCTGCCGCCCTACTCCGGCGCGCTGACCCGCTGCGTGAAGTGCTCCAACCACGAGGCGCTGACGGTCTACCGGCCCGCATGCACGCGACGCATGGACGATTTCAACGGGCGCACCGGGACGCGCGGACCGCTGCCCGAACGGCTGGAACGGTCCTGCATGCGATGCGACTACCAGTGGGACGAGGCCCTGTCGCCCGCGCCCGGCGTCCGGCCGGCCACCGTCGACGAGGTCGCGTATGCGCTCCAGCAGTGCGCCCCGTACTCGGTCAGCGGGCAGGCAGCCACGTACACCGCAGGTCGGCTGCTGGAGCTGTGTCACCTCATGCTGCGGACCGAGCATCCGATCTGGGCGAACGTCATCGACGCCGAAGCCGACGCCGCCCCGCTGCCGGCGACCGCACCGGAACCACAGCCGCAGCCCGAGCCCCAACCGCAGGCCGATCCGCAGCCGGAGCCGCAGGCCGGGCCTCAGCTCGCGCAGACGCCCGTGACGCTGGCGGAGATGCCCAACGGGGCGAAGACGTACCGGCGCAGCGGCGAGGGATGACCGTGTCCGGACAGCGTCCGGACAGCCCGGACACGCACGACGACGACCGCCCGGACATGCCGCCTCCGCACATGTGGGCGTCCGCCCCGGCCTGCGCGGACAGCGTCACGGACACGTCCACGGCCGGTGTCCGGACACTGTCCGTACGCAGGGTGCGGCGCGACCAGGTCGCCGCAGCCATCGCCGCCGCGTTCGACCTCCCGCCGCACCTGCTCGCCCCCGACTGCCGGAAGGTGCCGCCCTCGTGATCTCGGATCAGGACCGCGCCCGCGCCGTGCTCTTCCTCACGGCCCGACTCGTACACCGCCACGACCTGACCGGCGAGGAAGCCGTCACCGCCATCGCCCAGGTGCGGAACGGGCAGGACGGCCCGCACACGCACCTCGTCCGCGAAGAGGCGACCGCCGCAATGCGGGAAGCGGTCGTCCCGATCCGCAGGATGCTCGAAGCGCTGCGGCCCGTCGCCGTCGCCGCCGCCCGCGCCTTCTCCGACATCGCCCGTGCGCTCCGGCCGATACAGGCCGCCGCCGCGCGCACCGCCCGCGCCGCGCGCCGCGACCGGCCGGACTGGGCGTCCCCCTACGGCCCGCCTCCACGTCGCGGCGGCCGGAGCACCAGCCGCACCGCCACGCGTGCCCGCACCGGCCGGGGCCGACCGCAGCACCCCCGGAAGGAGCCACGCCGTGATTCATGACCAGGCGAGAAGTGCCCCGTGCCACGTCGTCCGCGTCACCCTGTCCTCCGCAGCCGGCGCCCCCGCGCACGATCAGGCGAGCGTGCACCACTTCACGACGCCGGTGTCCCTGCTCTACGCCCCTCGCCGAAGCGAGGCCCTGAGCGGCGCCCGGACCTGCGAGGCCGACCAGTACCGGGTTCCCGGCCTCGTCGCCCTCACCGCGGCCCCGGACCATGCGGAGCCCGACGACGTCGACGCGCTCGCGCGCGTCCTCGAGGAGCGGCGGGGCCGCATCACGTCCGTCGACGCCTGGTGGCTGACACCGGACGGGTTCTGGGTCTACACCCTCGTCCCGTGCTGGCGGGACCTCCCGCCCGGGGACTGGCCGCACGGCCTGGCGCCGGACGCGCGGACCCTCGCGGTCGCCGTGTCCCGCCCCGCGTACGAGCCGTACCCGTGGCCGGACCCCGCGCCGCTCCTCGGCCGCCCGGACACCTCCATCGGCACCGAAGTGTTCCTGTCGACGGACTGCGAACCACCCCCGTCCGGCACGGGAGTTCGCGCCCGCACCGCGGCGGCCGGAGCGGGAGGGGGCGCCCGGTGACGATCGCAGTCGACTTCGACGGAGTAGTGCACCGGTACTCGCGCGGCTGGCAGGACGGCGCGATCTACGACCCGCCCGTCCTGGGCGCCGTGAACGGCCTGCGCATGCTCATGGAACGGGACGCGGTGTTCATCCACACCAGCCGTGAGCCGGAGCAGGTCATGCCGTGGCTGGAGGAGCAGGGTTTCGACGTCACGATCGACGACCGGTGCCGGGTGTGCGAGCGAGCCCGCCCGGACCCGACTTGCCGGGACTGCGCAGGAACGGGCGTGCTGCGCTTCTGGAGCATCCGCGGCCAGCTCCTCGTCACCAGCCGCAAGCTGCCCGCCGTGGTGTATCTCGACGACCACGGGGTGAGGTTCACCGACTGGGCGCAGGCCCTCGACGACATCGCCCGCTACACCCGGCGGAACGGCCGGCCATGACGCCGGAAACACAACGTCGGCCCTCCCCGGCAACTGCCGTGGGAGAGCCGACGCGTGATGAGCGGCAGAGGTCAGTCCACGTCGACGTCGGCCGACAGCGAGCGGCCCGGGCCGACGAAGTCGACGGCGAACTCCGTCGGTTCGCCGTTCTGGTCCCAGTAGATGTTCACCGCCGCCAGGTGCATGTCGCCCTCGGCGACGTCGTCACCGAGCAGCGGCGCCAGCTCCCCGGGCACCGGCCGCAGCTCGTAAGTGTCGCGCCGCTTCGTCACCCGCCTGCCGGTCCGCTCCTCGATGAGCCCGAACGTCAGCTTCGGCAGCGGCTCCGGCTCAAGGAACTCCGGCGCGGCATCCGCAGTGGCCCCGGTGATCCACGTCCGCGACACGGTGACGACGCCACCGGCATCCAGGTAGCGGCGGCAGCGCACCGCGACCTCGTCCCCCTCGTCGACGCCGAGCGCGTCGGCCACCTCACGCGTTGCGGGGAGGCGCCGCAGGTCCAGGATCTCGACGCGCTCCCCGGGGCCGGCCGTCGGCTGCGCCGCCCGCAGCGCACCTATCGGTGCCGGCTTCGGCGGAATCACGACGGTGCCGATGCCCGGCTTGGACTCGGCGAAGCCCCTGTTACGCACCTCGGCCAGCACCCGCGCGGCGGTCGCCGAGCTGATCCCCTTGTCCCGTACGAGCTCCCGGGCCGACGGCACCATGTCACCGGGGCGGAGCTCGTCCGCCTTGATGCGGTCGATGATCTCCTCTGCAAGCACTCGGAACTTGTCGGGTCGCGACGTCATCGCAGCCCTCCTGTCTTGGTGTTCGGGCGTCATGGGAGTGCCGCAGTGTTGACACCCCCAGGTGTCTTAAGACACCTTAGAGGCACTTCGGTCTGTGCAACAGCCCGGAATTCAGCCCGTGAGGGTGCAGGGCGCCGAGTGGCCACAAACACTCGGCGCCGCGCCTCGCCGACTGAGCAATGCGGAAGGCCCCCAGCGGGCGCTGCTGACGCCAACGCTGAGGGCCGTCCAGTCCTGACACCTGAAATCCCACACCAGGAGTAGGAACGCATGGAAGGTATCAACGCCCTGGCCGTGCTGCACGGCGGCGACATGTCGAGTGAAGAGGATCGCAAGGCCCTGTCCGACAAGGTCGGCGACGCCAACCGGCGCAGCGCGGAAAGCGGCAAGTAGCGGCCCTGAACGTGGCTCGGCCCCCGCACCGGCGATCCGGTGCGGGGGCCGAGCCACGTGGCGGACGGCCGGCCTACTCGGTGCCCTGCCCGCCCGGCCCGGCTTCCTCCGCCTCCCGCTTCTCTTCGAGGTCGGTGCGGTACCCCGGCCGCAGCCTGCGCTGCCGGAAGTACCGCGCCACGGCGCTCCACAGCCACAGCCGCACACGGCCGCGCTCGTAGATCGGGGGCGGGAAGTCCGGGTCATTCGCCACGAGTTGCCGGACCCGCGCCGCGCCGACGCGTGGCAGCTTCTCCGCCGCCAAGCGGTCCGGAATCTCCGGGATCGAAACGATCACGATGTCCTGCTCACGTACGGTCGGCGCCCCCTTCGGGGAGTCGGGCATGCCGCCATCCTCTCACGAACCTGTTTGCGCAAGTTGTGCAAGCAGGTAGGCTCTGATCCAACAACAGAAAAGCCCCGGACTTCGTGGTCGCACACGAGAACCGGGGCCGAGTACAGCGGCGGCCCGGTAGTCGCATACCGGGCCGCCTAGACCCCGGCCTCGCGGTCGCACGCGAGGGCCGGGACCGCCAGACACCTGCCACAACAGGAGCTGACGCATGACTCACTCTACTGATCTGAATGGCCCCCCGGTGGGCTCGCCCGAGGACCCCGAATTCACCGCGACGGTCCGTCGCGTCCTCGAAGCGGTCGCCGACCACTTCACCACGCTGGACCCCGGCGGACGGCTGGAGCAGGACGCGCTCCTGATCAACGTCAGCGCGAAGGCGTACGACGCGTGCGGCCGGAGCATCGGCAGCCGCGCCGCGCACATCGCCCGCACCGCCATGGCCGCCGCGCCCAATCCGCCCGCCGTCATCACCCGCGGTGAGTACGCGCTGCACCTGCGCCGTGCCATCGGCCGCGAGCTGGCCGGCGACCTGGTCGGCGCGAACGGCGGTGCCGTCTGATGAGCGCCAACGGCAGCAGCAGCGGCGGTAGCGACCGCACCAAGCGGCTCCTCGACGAAGCGGCCGAGGACTACGGCACGCCCGAGCAGCGCGAACAGCGGGCCGCCGATGCGCGGCTGCAATCCGGCTTCGCCCGCTCCAGCGGCGGCCAGGTGACGCGGAGGTCCGGACGATGACGCCTCGACTGCGCGCCACGATGCCGACCCGCCAGCCCGACCGGCCCGGCAACGAGCGCCACCGCACCGACTACGACCCGGAGCGCGGCGGCTACTACCCGCCCGAGCGGGAGGAGCCCAAGCCGGAGAAGCCCAAGGACGCGCCGCAGTAGCGCCGTTGGGCCACCGGCGAGGGACGAAGCCGACCGGGCTCGGTGCCTTACCGTTTCCGGTTTCTTCCGGCCGGGCCGTTCCCCGAACTCCCCCGGGGAGCGGTCCGGCCACCCCCCTGTTTCGCCACCCGAGAGGCAGACCCATGCACGACGACCGCACCGAGCAGCCACGCATCCCCGGCGTGCGCTACGAGAAGGTCACCCGCTACTGGCCCGAGACCACAACCATCGACGGCCACGCCGAGACCCGCGACGTCCCGTACGACGCGTGGGTGCCGGTACCGCCCCGCGACTGGGACCAGATCGTGCTGCGCGCGGTCACCGCGGTCGCGATCGTCGTGACGCTCCTCGCGGTCTCCGGCACGACCGCCAGCATCGGCGGACTCCTCCACACGATCGTGCCCGCCCTGATCGCCTACAGCGTGGCCGCGATCTTCGACGTGTCGTGGCTCGTGGCCATCGCGGTCGAGTGGCTGGAGCGGTTCGACCCGGATCGCGCCACGGTCGCCCGGGTCTGCGGATGGATCGCTCTCGGCATCTCCATGGGGACGGTCATCGCCTTCGGGCACCACCACGGCGAGACCGCCGCCGGAATCGCCGGGGCAGCCGTCTCCCTCCTCGCCAAGGGCCTGTGCAGTCTCGTCCTGCGCTACTACGCCGTGCCCCTGTCCCAGGGCGTGTCCTTCTGGCTGCGCCGCCGCCGCGAGGGGATCGCGGCACGGATGGCCGTCTCCGGGCAGCTCCGCCGCCTCAACGCGTTCGAGGCGTACGCGGAGGCCGCGTACGGGCCGGAGGCCAACCGTGCGAAGGCGATCACTACCGCCCACGGCGATGCCCTGCCGTCCGGACAGCGTCCGGACACCGCGGACAACGGTCCGGACATGCTGCGGAAGGAGCCGGTCCCGGCCCCCGTGGACGGGCCTGTCCCGCCCGCGTCCGGACAGGTGTCCGCGCAGGCCGCGCCTCCGGTCCCGCCCGTGCCCGGACAGCGTCCGGACACGCAGGACACCCCCGCCCCGGACACGTCCGGACACGGCCCGGACAACGGCGGCACGCCGCCGGTCACCCCGATCGAAAGCGGCTCCATCGCCGCGACCATCCGTGACGTGCTCGCCGACGAGCCGCAGATCAGCGACGACGAGCTCACCGCCCGGGTCGCGAAGGCCCACGGCGCCCGGAAGAACCTCGCCGAGACCGTACGCCGCACCCGCGGCCGGGTCGAGAAACGGAAGAAGAAGAGGGCATCGTGACGCTCAGCTTGGTGCTTGCCGCAGCCGCCTTCGTGTGGTGGCTGCGCAGGCGTCGACGCCCCGGCCAGGCCGGGGCGTCGGCCGCCGCCCGCGCCCGCCAGCTCCGCACACCGCTGGTCCTGCTCGCCGAGCTCGCCGGCGTGCGGACCGTCGCCGGACGGCAGGCCCGCCGCTACGACGCGGGCGCGGCGGGGGAGCGGCGCATCGGCGCGCTCCTCGACCAACTCCGCGCCGAAGGCTGGACCGTCCTCCACGACCTCGGCCTGCCGACCGGCAGCGCCAACATCGACCATTTGGCGATCAGCACGCGCGGCGTCGTCGTCCTCGTCGACACCAAACGCTGGACCGCGCGCTTCGGCGTCCGCGTCTCCGGAAACCGGGTGCTGCACGGCGACTTTGACGTCACCGACCGGCTGAACGGCACGCGCCACGAGGCACGCACCGTCGCCAACCTCCTCGGCGGCCCGGTCATCCCGCTCGTCGTCATGGACGGCGCACCGGTCGACGGGGGAGAGGCCCGCTTCGGCTGCATCCGCATCGTGCCCGCCGACCGCGCGCTCACCGTCGTGCGCGACATCGCCACGCAGCACACCGGCCTCGGCCCGGGCACCGGGACGCGCGCCTCCCGTCTCCTCAAGCCGCACGGAAGGAACTGACGTGGACCTCCGCCCGCGCTCGCTGCTCCAGCGCCTCACCACCGATCCGGACACCGGCCCGGACAGTCCGGACACTGCGGACAGCGCCCCGGACACGTCGCCGGACAGTCCGGATACGGCGCCGCGTCAGCCGATGGCCGGTACGTCACGCCTGCCCGACTGGTGGCGGATAGATAAGCCCGGCCTGGACGACCTCGAGCGCGGCGAGGCGGAGACGCCCGCTGTGCTCACCAAGGCCGACGAGGACGACGACCAGGAGCTCGTCGCCGACGTCGACGAGGAGGACGTCGCCGACGACGAGGACGAGAAGGACGAGGACGAGAACGACGAGGAAGACGAGCCCCGCCGCCGCTGGCGGCCCCGCGGCTCCGCTGCCTACCGGCGCCCCACGTACTACGACCGGAGGCCGGCCCCGAAGCAGGGGCTCATCGACTGGTGGTTGGGCATGCCCGGCCGCAACCGCTGGCTCCTCTACAACGGCGTCGCCGTGGCCGTGGGATTCAGCATCGGCGCCCCGCAGTTCTTCACCGCCGAGACCGCGCATCTCGTGCACACCTACGGCTCGTGGACGGACCCGCACGTCCTGCTCTGGTACGGCATCGCCGTCGGCATCTGCGCCTGGGACAGCCGCACCCGCAACTGGTTCCCCCTCTTCGCCATCGCCGCCCGCATACCGCTGATCTCGATGGTCATCGGCGTGCTGCTGTACGGCTCCACCGACCTGCCCGCCTGACCCCGCCCGCGCGGCGGCCACCCGAAACGGACACCACGCATGACCATCCTCGGCAGTCTCGGCACCGTCGGCCTCGCCGTCGCCCTGACCTTCCTGCTGATCCTCGGCACCAAGAGCGGCGGCAAGGTCAAGCCCCTCGGCTGGGGCGCGACCCTCGTCCTCTCGATGATCGCCGGAGCCGCGTACAAGGCAGCGGGACAACCTTTCGACCTGGTATCCAGTCTCGTCAACGACGCGATCAGCCTGACCGGCGAAGTCCTGCCCCGCTACAGCATGCCGGGCATGGCCCTGACTCTCCTCATCGTCATCCTGTGGGCGAAGTTGTCGACCAGGCAGGTCGCCATGATCGGCATCGCGTTCTGGTACGTCGCCTCCGGCGCTGACGGCGCGTGGGGCATCGTCGCGGACTGGATCCAGCTCGTCGCGACGAGAGTCGCGTCATGAGCGCCGCCCACCTGCACGCCGTCCCCGACCCTGACGAGGACGGGCCGCTCGACGAGCCGACGGTGCCCCTGCCCGCCCCCGCGGCACCGGCCGCCCTCGTCGACGACGAGGACCAGGCCGACGAGGAGACGGCAGGGGAGGAGCCGGAGCGCCGCAGAGCCCTGGCGGTGCCCGACCTCCGCCCGTACGTCGACGTGCGGGCGCTCGCCGAGCTCGGCCCGTTCGCTGTCGAAGTCGGGCGCCACAACGGTCCCGCACTGCTGCGCGGTCTGCGCGCCGTCCTGCGCGGCCTCGGCGATGCCCTGTGCAGCGCGGGCCGCTTCCTGTGCGTTATCGGCCGGGGCCTGGCCGTACTCGCCACGATCGTCGCCGGGTGGCTGTCCGGCAGCATCGGCAAGCACGGCAGCGTCGCCGCCCGCTTCGCCGGTGCCGGATTCGTCGTCTACGCCGTGGTGCGCCTGTCCATGAAGTACGCCGAGATCGCGCCGTGGGCCGTCGGCGGGACGCTGTTCCTTGCCGTCGCGCTGGCGGGGGAGGGGCGCATCGCGGTCCCCGGCTCCAAGTCGAAGAAGACGGGGGAGGAGCAGCAGGAGAAGGCGGGGGAGGAGCAGCAGGAGAAGGACGAAGAGGCGCCGCAGGACGAGCCGCGCGAGCAGCAGGCGACGAAGAAGCGCAGGGGGCTGTTCAGCCGCTTCCGCAAGGCCGCGAAGGACACCGCCGACGACGAGACGGGGGAGACGGGGGAGGACGCCCCTGCCGCCCCCTCCGAGCCCCCGCTGACGGCCCTCCTGCGGGAAGAGATCGGGGAGGAGAACGGGGTGCACCTGGTCGACCTCCGGCCGGCCATGCGGGAGCACCTTCCCGGCCTCTCCTCGGCCACTGATGAGGAGCTGCGCCAGGCCCTCACCCGGGCCGGGTACGACCCCTCCCGGAAGTTCCGCGCGAGGGGGGTCGCGGGGCGGGCCGGAGTGCACCGCACACAGCTTCCGCCGCTGCCCTCCCCCGAGAGTGGCCCCGGGGCGCTCTCCGCGCCGCTCTCCACCCCCGGAGAGCGGCCCCGACCTGCGAACTCTCCGGAAGCGGAGAGCGGCGGAGAGCCGGGCGGAGAGTCAACGGAGAGCGGATACAGCATTGTTCAAGACCCCGAAGGGGGTCCGTCCGCGTGGAAAGTCCAGCATCATAGGAAGTGATCGGAATGGCTAAGGGGGCGGCAATGAGGAAGAGGTACCGGTGCGAGCAGTGCCGGACGACGTCACCCCCGGTGCTCACCCGTAGCGCGCTCGCCATCGAGAAGCACACGCACCGCTCGCAGTTCCACGGCGGTCACGTGCCGGACGGTGAGCGCGTGGTCGAGCCGGAGCGGAACAGCTTCTTCGCCCTACCGCGCGAGCAGCAGATCGTGGGCACGCTCATGATCGTGGGACTCGTGATCGCAGTGCTGATCCGCTTCGCCTGAGTGCCGGTCCGGTTCCCCGTCGGGCCGGGACCACACTGAGGGCCGCACACCCCGTGGTGTGCGGCCCTCGTGCGTGAAGAGCGGGTCAGTCCTTGATGGAGCGGACCGTCGGCTTTCGCTTGGGCGGGACGCCGTACTCGATCGCGATAGTGCGGACCGTCTGCTCGGTGTAGGGAACGTGCTGGGCCATCTGCCCCTGGGAGAGCCCCGACGCCTTGAGCTCGTCGGCGATGGTCTTCCGGTACGCGTGCCGCTTCTCCTCGTACGCCTCCCACGCATCGTTCATGGCCTTCTCGGCGTTGACGAGTTCCGCGCTCGGCTCGTACGTCGCGGCGTCGGTCTTCTTTGCGGCGGTCATGCGGCGAGTATTCCACAAGCCGGTTTTGGCAAACGAGTGTGGCCAATCTGACCTTTGGAAATCTCCCAAACTCGGTTTTCCAAAGATAACTTTGGGTAGGATGTGGATCACTACCTCACACCCACCACCGAAGGAACGAGCCATGACCGACGACCCCATGCAGGGCGGACTCTCCCGGGCCGGTAGCGGCCGGAGCGCAGAACAGCGCGCGTCCGCCGACCTGATGGCGACCGTGCTGGGCATCAGCCTGATGCGCGTCCAGGCCAACGATGCGGCCACCCGCGTGCGCACCGACCCCGACCCGACCGACCCCGAATGGTGCGCGGCCCTCGACTCGTTGAGCGCCGCCCTCGATTACCTCGCCATCCATGACCCGGTCTACTCCGAGGCGCTGCACGCGGGCGAAGCCCGACGCTTCGCGGAAGAGTTCCAGTCCGGAGAGCGCCAGCCCGGCCAGTTCGCCGGCCCGGGTGCCGAGCCCCTCCCGTTCGAGAGAGCGCTGCTCCGCAGGATCTTCCCCGATCAGGCGGACAGCGTGCTGGACACGTCCGGACAGCCTGCCCCCGTGTCCGGACAGCCCGTCGAGGGCGTCATCGTCGAGCACAACGGCACCTCGCGCGGCTGCGCCCCGCGCCACTGCACCCATCCCGACGTCGTCGCCGCGCACGAAGCCCTGGACGGCCTGCTCGCCGCGAAGCTCACCGACCGCCACGACATCAGCGAGCCCGCCGACGACGAGCGGGACGTACGCGGATGGGTCGCCGACCCCCGCGGTGACGGCCGCGTCGCCTTCTACTGGCTCGAAGGCGGCCAGCTCCAGCGCCGTGACGACCCCTGGCACGGGCCGTGCATCGACATCGTCGCTTCCCGGCTCGCCGAACGCGGCTGGCGCACCGAACCGGCGTTCAAGTCCTCGAAGTGCGTGTTCGCGCACCGCCCCGGCAGCCCGGCCGGCGAGTAGCCGACCCGTCCCCTCCGCATCCCTGACACCTGAGAAGAGGCACCCATGTACGACGTGACGATCCAGCACCCGGCCACGGAGGACCGGTACTTCCGATGCAACGACGGTGATGAGCTGCGGGACCTGGTCCACGGCGTGCACCGCGCGCAGGGGCAGCCCGTAGCCGACGACAAGCAGACCGCCGCGGCCGTCGAGGTCGCATGCTTCCGGGCAGACGCCGGGGAGACGTGCACCGTGAACGCGCACGCGGTGACGGTCCTGGTCGGTCCCGGCGACGAGTTCGCGTACGCCTGCGACGGACACGAGGGCGAGGACTCCGTCCTGCTCGGCGGGCCGTCGAAGTGCGACGGGTCGTGCAAGCCCGAGCCCCGTTTCGACCGGGCCGCGCTCGTCGACCTGGCCTCGGCGCTCGACGACGCCGAGCTGGACGCGACCGGCGGTTGCGGCAGGTGCGGGCTGGAGGCCGGGCAGATGTGCGCGGCCTGCGGGCTGTGCAACTGCGAGCGGCACGACCGGTGCAAGCGGCCGACGACCGGCTAGCCGGACAGCGTCCGGATACCCCTGGCGCCCTGTCCTCCCTGGCGGAGGGCAGGGCGCCTTGTCGTGCGCTGACCTGCACGGACATGTGTCCGGACAACTTCCCCGGTTTGCCGATCCTTTGCCTCTCCTGGTTTCCAAACTGGATTTTCCAAAGTTGCCTTTGGGTAGGATTTGAATGTCACACCAACCCACCCAGCAAGGCGAAAGGGGCAGGTCATGAGCGCACCGGCCGACAACACCAACCCGGTCCGGTGCCACAAGTGCCGCCGCCCGCTGCGGCGTCCCACCCCCGACGGCTACGGCCCGAAGTGCAGGCGCAAGGTGCGCCGCTCGGGCCGCCGCGCCGCGACGCCCTACCCCCAGTGGCAGGTCGCGAAAGCGGTCGAGCTGCTGGAGATGGGAGCCCTCATCCCGCTCCGCGCGAACCGCGTGTTCCTCGCGATCTCGGACGACGGCAGCGAGGTCTACCGGACCGCCGCATCCGGACAGTGCAACTGCCCGGCCGGCCTGCGCTCGATCGCCTGCTACCACGCCGCCGCTGCCCACCTCGTCGCCGCCGCCTGACCACCCAACGGAGGACACCGCCATGAACGCCTACGTGAAGGCCGCCACCCGCGCCCGACTGCTCGGCAACATCGTCCGGGGCCGCGCCTCCGGCCACCCCCGGCGCCGCGCCGTGCTGACCATGGCCCGACACCTGCACGACGCCTCGCTGGCTCTCCTGGACGAAGCCGACCGGCCCGCATCGCACATGCCCGAAGCGGCGGACACTGCCCTGCTGGCCGCCCGCGACGCGGCCCGGGCCGCCGGTATCGGCATCTCGCCCGTAGTCGTCGACCACGTCACCGAGCCGGTCACCGGCTACCGCGTGACGCACTACGACCTGCACCCGTTGCACTTCGCGCACCTGGCCGCTGAGCGCGCCATCCGCGCCCGCCTGCTCGACCTGCACGAGAGCGGCCACCTCGACAGCCGCGACGAGGACGTGGCGCTCGCCGCGCTCGCAGCGCTGTGCGACCTGCACGGCGAGCACGACGAGCTCGCCGAGACCGTCCGGCAGTACGGGAACTGGAACCGCGCCCTCCCGATCAACTACCGCACGGCCGACGGCCAGCGCACCGCCGAGCTGCGCAACGGCCACCTGACGGTTTTCGAGGGCACCCACCTGCTCGCCGAGCTCGACGTGCCCGAAGAGATGGCGCCCTCGGGCGCCTGGAAGCTCATCGCCGCCGCCTGACCACCGACCCGCACACCACCACGAGGAGACGCCATGTTCACCGCAGTCATCACCTACAGAGGCACCCGCCAGCCCCAATCGGCCACCGAGGCCGACGCCGCCGCCTACCTCCGCTTCGCCCGCATCAGCGGATATCGGATGGAGGTGACCCGCGCGGGCGGCATCACGGTCGTCGCGGACCGGCACAACTCGGTGACCTTCACGCCCGTCGGCCCGGCCGACGTCGCCGGCGACGACGCACCGCCGACCCTCGCCGACCGCCTGGCCGGCCTCGCCCGCGAGCACCGCAGCAGCAACAGCCGCCAGCGGCAGGACGCCGCGAACTCCCTCGCGGACGAGCTCCGCGAGGAGCGCAAGGCCGTACCCGCCTGACCGGTGTCCGGACAGTCCGGACACTCCGGGGGCCGCCGCCCGGCGGCCCCCGCCACCCCTGACGGGAGGACCCGACATGTTCCGCGAGACGATCGCCCACTCGGGCGGCACCACCACCGGCGAGGCCAGCGAGTCGCACGCCATGCTGATCCTGCGCCGTGCCCTGAACCGCGGCTACACCATCGACGCGAGCACCGACGGCGGCGCCACCGTCTCGTGGACCGCCCGCCGCTTCGGTGTCGGTACCGCCATCATCGAGGCGCCCCGCTCGATCGAGCTCGTGCCGCACAAGCCCGTCGGTGACGCACTGACCGACGCCACGTGCTACGACCTGCTGCTCATCGACTCGGTGCGCAACCCGGCGCAGTACCACCCCGACCGGCGCGTCATCGAGGGCGGAATCTGGCGCATCACGCCCGCCGCCAGCGCCAGACTCCGGGACCGCGGCCTGGTCCACACCGGCGACGACAACCACGTCCGCCTGACCCTCGTCACCCGGCTAGCGCTGATCGCCCGCGACCACCGCACCCGCACCACCGAGCCCAAGGGCTACTACCGGCCCGGCCCCGACGCGCCCAGCGCCGGACTGAACAGGCCCGGCGGCCGGGCCGGGATGCTCCACTCCTCGGCCAGCGTCGCCATCTGCGAGTGCGAGTGGTCCCGCCACTGCGGCGACCGCGACGAAGCCCGCCGCGCCGCCACCGCGCACCGCCGCGAGGAGTTCACGGCGTACCTCAAGCTCCTGCTCGCCGCCCCGGCGCCGGTCTGAGCGCCAGCACGGACAACCCCCGGACACGTCCCCGGACGTGTCCGGGCGCTGTCCGGACAGTCGGCCGGACGCCCCGCGCCACCTGCCCGGACAGCGTCCGGACACCACCCGAACCACCGAGAGGACAAGCCATGAACGCCACACCCGCACCCGCCACGCCTGCCCAGCCCGTGCAGGAGCTCGCCCAAGGCGGCCCGCTCTACGAGCTGCCCTACGACTACAAGGCGAGCGAACGGACCTTCACCGTCTCGATCGCCGGCCCCGAGCGGCACGACGCTGAGAAGCCGAAGCCGCACGCGTACCTGGTGAGCGCGCACACCACGTCGGCCGCCTGGGCTAAGGCGCTCGCCTGGTTCATGACGGAGCACGACACGCCCGACGCGTACGTGGTGGCCGACGCGAGTTTCGAGGGCAAGCCCGATCCCCGCACCATCCGCACCGATCTGCGCCCGGAGTTCGAACGGCAGGCGGCGCTCGATGACCTCGCCGACCAGGCAGCGGAGATCGTCACCGCCTACGAGACCGCGACGTACGGCATGGCGGTCGACGGCGACGTGCACCCCGACCGGCAGGCCGAGTACGACAAGGCCCGCAGCAACGCGCAGTTGACCGCGTGGCCGCTGGTTCAGCAGATGGCCGAACACGACGGCCGCTGACGGCCGGACGGACACGAGGAGCCCTCAGCTCATGACGACGAGCACGCCACCCAGAACCCCGACCGTGGCCATCGCGCGCATCCTGCGGGACATCGGCCTGGTCCAGGGCCGAGGCTGCGACTTCCGCGTGGTCGGCGACTACCGCAACGGTGAGCGGATCGGGACGTACGTCCTGCCGCTCACCCGGCACGCGGACGAGACGATTGCCGCCCGTGCCGACGACATCGAGCGCCTGGCGAAGGAAGGCCCGTACCCGTTCCGGGTGTCGGTGCGCTACACGAGCGGGGACCGGCCGATGACGAGCGTCGCGAACTACGGCTCCCGGGTCCGCGAGACCCCGCCCGGAAGTGACGAGCCGTCGACGACGCCGGAGCCCGCCGCCCAGGCCGAGCCGGAGCCGGAGCCCGAGCCGGCCCCGGCTCCGGCCGTGCCCGCTCCCGACTCGCCCGGGGCGGGGTTCTTCCGGGGAGCGCGCGAACGGGCCTGGCAGTCCCAGCAGGTGCGCGCCCTCGGCTGGTCCGCCCGGCAGGCCGACCTCGTCGCAGCCGCCGGGTCGGTCCAGCTCCAGTACCGCGCGGACGGCGTCCTGCGGCAGTACCCGATTCCCGGCCGCGCCGGGACGCGCGTCGACGAGCAGCGTCTCGCCCCGCTGGTGAAGGCCGGATTCATCGCCGTCGACGAGCCGTACGGCCCCGGCTCCAAGCGCGTGAGCCTCACCCGCGACGGCGCGTCGGCACTGCTGCTGTGGCGGCGGTGGAGGCCGACACCAGCCGTGAAGGACCGCAAGGAGGAGCGCGAACCGCTCCAGCCGCTTCTCGGCGGCGAGTTCGCCAACCGACAAGCCATCGCCGAGGTCGAAGACGACCGGCTGCGCCAGGCCGAGAGCGACGCGCTGTACGCGGCACTCGAGGAGCTGCGCGAGTGGGAGGCGTGGGACGAGCGGCTGTGGAACGTCTGGGCGAAGGTGCAGGGCATCACGCACCGGCTGTGCCGCAAGCGGCCTGTGGACTGGGTGCCCACCGAGCAGGAGATTGCCGAGCACCGCATCGCGCCCGAGCTGGTCGCCGAGCTCTACGCCGCCGTCGGGCGTCCGGCCCCGCGGCCCGAACTGCCCAAGACGTCCGCGAGCCGCCCGACGGAAGTGCGCCCGATGGAGCCGGCGCCGACCGCGCAGGAGCAGTTGAGCCTGTTCGGCACGCACGCCGCCTGATTTGCCCCATGCTGGGGCCGACCGGTCTCCGGCTCACCCGACACCCGAAGGAGGCCCCGCGATGGGCGCCGTTCTCGAACCCACCCAGGCCATGAGCCCCTGGCACTCCGTGGAGACCCGCCGCGAGTCCGCGTACGTCGGCGCGAGCATCTACGAGCGCGCGGTCGTGCGCATGGTCGCCGACCGGGGCGATGTCACCGACGAAGAGCGGGCCGCCGCATGGCACGTCGTCGACGAGGACACGACGCTGGCACCGAGCCCGGCCGGTGCGCTGGCCGCCGCCCTGCAACAGGTCGTGGAGTCCGACAGCTACCTGCGGTGGCGCGACAGCGGCAGCCACGAGGGCGGCGCGGGCGCCGTCCAGGTCGACGGCCGCCTGCTGGTGACCGCGCCCAACTCCTACCGGTACGGGCCGAAGGACGAGTCGGGTGTCGCCTCCGTGATCGAGTTCGCGTACGAGGACGTCGGCCCGGTCCTCGCGGACCTCCAGCGGATCGAAGCAGGCTGACCCGCGAGTCAGGACCGGAAGAGGGCGCCTCGCACCTGGTGCGGGGCGCCCTCTGCGTGCCCGGGGCCGGTCAGGCGTCGGGCTTCACGGTGCGGCGCGGGCCGGCCTGGCGCCGGTGCCCGGCTGCGATGTCGGAGACCCGCTGCGGCTTGCAGTCGATGCGGTTGCCGATCTCCTCGCGGCTGTGAGTGGCCATCAGGTCGGAGACGACGCGCTGGCGTTGGCCGCGCAGCCATCCCTGGAGCTCGGGCACGGCTTCCAGAGCGCGGGTGAGCGCCGCGGCCTGTTCGAGAGTGGCCTCCCCTTCGGCGAGGCGTGCCAAGTCGGCGAAGACTGCGGGCAGTTCGCGGTGATCCATAGCCGAAGCATAGTGGGTACCCAATAGTTCGAGTGATCAAGGTTCGGACTGCCGTGTTTTCGCAGGTCAAATCACTGAAACTCCGTCGGCATCAAGTCCCAAAATGAGTTTTCCAAAGCGCACTTATGGAATGATGAATGTAGATCAACAAACCACCCCGAAAGGATGCGAGATGGACGCCGTGATCAGCGAAGTATTCGCCACCGCAGGGAACGCGACCGCCTGGACGCGAACCAACCTGGGTGCGACGACCGAGGTCACGCACGGCTCCTACACCTGGACCGTTGTCCTCCCTGCCAGCAGCGAGCCGACAAAGGCCCGGGTCACCGGACGCCACGGCTACGGCGGCACCGAGTACCCGCAGGCGGAGGCCACTTGGGGGCAGACCCTCCGCATCGTCGAAGCCGCGCAGAGCGCCCTCCGCATCCACTGACCACCTCGCACCGCCCACACCCGAAGGAGCCCGTCCCATTGAACGCAGAATCCGCCCGCAAGCGCCTCACCGCCCGCGCCGAAGCCTTCTTCCGCACCGAGAAGCAGCGCAGCGAGAGCCTGTCGTCCGCGCTGCGGGAGTCATCGCCGGCCCACAAGCTGACGGGCCTCATGGACGAGGCCATGACCGCTTCCGCCGAGGCGGAGCCGTGGCACGACCTCATGACCGCCATCGAGCGGCGCGGCGTGCGTGAAGGGCTGAAGGCGCGGCGCGCGGCAGCGACGGAAACGCTCCTGCACTACGGCTTCAGCATGAGCACGAGCCTCACCACGAACCAGGCGCGTCACGCCGTGGAGATGGGGCTGCGCAAGTTCCTCAACGCGACGGACGGCATCGAGGAGATCGACGACGAGGAGCCCGCCGCCGCGACCGCCACCAGCTAGCCCGACGCCCACACCGAACCGCCCGGAGCCAGACAGCTCCGGGCGGGGCCAGCCGGCCACCCGAGAAGGGAACGCAGCCATGCCCACTTGCCAGCCCCTCAGCCCCGACCAGGTCCGCGACCTCAGCGAAGCCGTCGGCAGGATCGCCGCGCTCGCCGCGAAGGCGCTCCACGCGGAGTACCCGCACCTCGACCTTGAGGGCCTGTTCGACACATTGACCCGCGACAGCGCGGCGGAGCTGACCGCCATCCGCTACCTGGACGCGATCGACAGCGGCAAGAGCCCCGGCGAGGCCGCAGGCGAGGCCGGGAAGGCGCTGATCCTCGCGTGGGCCGACGCGCGGCTGACTGCTCAGGCACACGTCGAGGAGCGCACCGCCAGTAGCTGACGACACCACGTACCGGGTGGGGCCGACCGGCCCCGCCCCTGCACCCACCCGCCCGGAGCCACACGGCTCCGGGCGGACGCATATCCGAAGGAGGTTCGCCCCATGGCGACAGTGATCATCACCCACAGCAGGCTGGAAGGCACGCTGATCGAGGGCAGTGTGAAGGGAGACGGCGTCTGGGAGGTCGTGAAGACCCGCGGGTTCCGCTCCTCCCGCAACGTCGGGCTGTACGTGCCGCGCTCGCGCGACCGCGAGGCCGACACGGAGCTGATCAACCGCGCGGTGGCCGCACTGGAGGCGGCCGGGCACACGGTGACGACCGAGATCGACGAGGACACGCGGCGCACCTTCGCCGAGGCCGAGGCCGACCGCGTGCAGCAGGCCGAGGACCGCGCCGAGCGGTTCGCGGGCTACGCCGACAACGCTGGCCGCTCCTCGGACGCGCGCCACGCGGCGGCGGACCGGATCTCCGCACGCTTCGAGTTCGGCCAGCCGATCCTGGTCGGGCACCACAGCGAGAAGCGTGCCCGGCGGGATCAAGAGCGCATGCACACGAACATGCGCGCCTCCATCGCCGACGCCGAGCGCCGTGACCACTGGCAGCACCGGGCGGGCTCGGCGGAGAACTACGAGCAGCACCGCAAGGACCCGTACCGCACGCTGCGGCGGCTGGAGAAGCTGCGAGCCGAGCTGCGCGGCCACGAGCGGCTGCGCGGCGAACCGGTAGAGGAGGACTCGGACTCCCCGTCGGACCGGCGCGGAAGGCGCATCCGGGACCTGAAAGAGGAGATCGCGTACTGGGAGGCGATCGTCGCCGAGGCCGAGGCCGCTGGCGTGAAGGTCTGGGGGCCGGACGACTTCGCGCCCGGCGACTACACGCTGTACGAGCGCTCCTGGTTCCAGGTCGCACGCGTGAACCCGAAGACGCTGTCGATCGCGTGGAACCTGCGGCTGTACCCAAAGCAGGTGATGTCGCTGGAGGACGCCACCGAGAACGGGGAGATCTGGACGCACACGGCCGACTACACCAAGGTGCGCGCCCGCTGCCCGGAGGAGGCAATGCACGCCTTCCTCGCGGACGGCAAGGTGCCCGGCACGAGAGCGGCCGGCGAGGCATCCGCGGCGGCCCCGGCCGAGAAGATCCGGGCCTCGCAGGCTGAGGCGAAGAAGACGCGGCCGAAGAAGCGCAGCGACCCGAAGGTGCCGAAGAGGATCCGCGTCGACTGCGGTTGGGACGCGACGGAGGCCACGCTGACGTGGCTGAACGGGGCGGGCAAGCCGCACCCCGACCACCCGGCGGAGACGATCCACGCGCCCGAGGGCGGGAAGTTCGGCGAGGCCGCGAACTCGAGGACGCTGCTGTCCCAGGTGACCGAGAAGGTGAAGGCACGCGGGCTGAAGTACCGAGGCCGCTGGAGCGGCGGCCCGCGCAGCCTCGTGCACGCCATCGAGCCGGACCCGGAGGCGGCGGAGACGAAGGAGGAGCCCGCCTTGTTCTCCGTCGAATAGGCCCCTGACCTGCGAAATTCGTGGGCCGATCCGCTGTACGGGGTATTGGGTACCCAATAGAATTGATCTTGTTAACCCCCACCCGCACTGCCCGAAGGAGCCCGCAATGCCCGCCAAGTTCGTCATCACTGCCAGTGCGATCCGCCAGCTCGAAATGTTCTCGGCCGCGTTGGACGCAGAGACCGCCCGCCGCGCGGCCCTGACGCCCGAGGAGCGGCGGGTCGAGAATCACGAGAGGTGGCTCGCTGAGCAGCGGCGATCGGAGCGGTACGCGGCACGCGCCAAGACGTACAACGCGTACGTGGACCGAGTGAACGCCGAGCGTGGCCGGCGGGCGAACGAGCGGCAGGCGGCGGCGGTTCGCGCGCAGACCTGCATGGAGTGCTTCCAGATCCCGGCCGCGAACGGCGCGTGCTGCGGCGACTGAACCTGATCGAACCCTGCCCGCCGCATATTGGGTACCCAATATGCGGCGGGCGCCCCATCACCCGACCACCCCTCAGACCCGAGAGGACAGGCGATGACCGCCACCACGACCGACGCCGGTACGAAGGCCACGGACTGCAAGGCGCCCGCCAAGAAGCCCGCCGCGAAGAAGACCGTCGAGCCGACGAAGCGCAGCAGGAAGAAGGCCGTTGAGCCGACGCAGGTCAGCAAGCGCCGCGAGGTGGTTGCCGAGCAGGCCAAGCAGACCGCCGAGAAGGTGCGCACTGCGCTCAAGGCCATCCCCGTCGACCGGATCGACCGCGACCCGAACCAGCCGCGCGAGCACTTCGACCAGGCCAAGCTGAACGAGCTGGCCGGCTCTCTGCGGACGATCGGGCAGCAGCAGCCCATCAGCGTCCGGTACAACCCGGGCACGCGCCGCTACACGCTCATCATGGGCGAGCGCCGCTGGCGGGCCGCGAAGATCGCGGGCCTGACCGAGCTCGACGCGCTCGTGCAGCACGGCATCCAGGACGGCGACCGCACGATCCTGATGAAGGCGGTCGCCGAGAACGTGGGCCGCGCGGACATGACCGAGCTGGAAGAGGCCAAGGCTTTCCACCGGCTCGTGGAGGACGACGGCTACACCATCGACGAGGTCGCCGAAGGTGTCGGCCGCTCCGCCGCGTACGTCGGCTGGCGCATCGACCTGCTCAAGCTGTGCCCGACCGCGCAGGAAGCCATGTCCAAGGGGCACTTGCCGCCCGCGCTGGCCTGGTACGTGGCCAAGCTCAGCACCGACAACCAGGCGCGGTTCATCGCAAAGTACCTGCGCGGCCAGTTCGCGAGCACGCGGGACGCCGAGGCGTTCGTCAACGCCTGCCGCGCCGAGGAGGACCGCCGCGCCTCGCAGGGCAGCTTCTTCGTCCTCGCCGACGAGACGGCGGCGCCCCGCCAGTCCGGCACACAGGCCGCGTTGCCCGGCGCGCACGACGTCACCGATGAGGAGCGCGAGCGGATCATCGCCGACCGCACCCGGCTGACCAAGCGCGTCGACAAGCTCAGCACGGCCGGCGAAATCCTCTCCGAGCTCGTCGCGGCCGACCCCGACGAGCTGGCCGAGCTGCTGGCCGGAGTCGGCGGAGGTGTCGCCGGATACCGGCAGCGCATCGAGCACCTGCGGGACCTGACGACCAAGGCCATCAAGAACCTGCGGGACGCGCAGGCCATCGCCGCCGTCCGCGCGGGCGCCATCGAGATCAACCCGGACGCCGCGGCTGCGGCCTGACCCCAACTCCCCCGAGCAGTCGGGACGCGGCGGTCACAGCCGCGTCCCCGGCGCTCCTCGCCCTGCCTCCGAGGAGGTTCACCATGCAGTTCCCGCCCGAAGTGCTGCGCGTCCTCACCGACCCGCGCACGATCATCCGAGACGACAAGGTCGCGGTGCCGTTCGAGATCGACCGGCCCGTGTACGAGCAGATGAACAAGGTGCTCAAGGAGCTGAGCGGTCGGTGGGACGGCCGGAAGGCGGTCCGCGCGCACGTCTTCCCGTACCGCATCGAGGAGTTCATGCGGCAGTGCCTCGCGGCCGGTGAGTACCCGTCGAAGTACGAGCAGGGCTGGTTCCCGACCCCGCCGAGCCTGGTCATGCAGATCTGCGACCTGGCGGGCATCAATACCGGGATGACCGTCCTGGAACCCTCGGCCGGGTCAGGGGCGATGACGAGCGAGATCGCCCGGCGCGGTGCCGTGGTCGACGCCGTCGAGCTGGACGCGCGGCGGGCCGAGATCCTGCGCGAGCAGGGCGACTGCCGTCGCGTGGTGCACGGGGACTTCCTCGACCTGGACCCGCTGGAGTACACGGAAGAGGGCTTCGACCGGATCGTGATGAACCCGCCGTTCGCGGGCGGGCTCGACCACATCCAGCACGCGCTCGGGTTCATGAGCGACGACGGGATCCTCGTCTCGGTCATGTCCAACGGGCTGATGTGGTGGAGCGACAGGCTGACCGCCGAGTTCCGCGACCTGGTCGAAGAAGTCGGCGGCGAGATCGAGGCACTGCCCGAGGACGCGTTCGCAGTGTGCGGGACGAACGTCCGCACCTGCCTGCTGTTCCTGCCGGGCTACGCGGGCAGCCGGCTCCGGACGTACGACTGGCTGATGCGGCAGCCGAGACAGCTCGGCCTGTTCGCCGCCGCCTGAAACTCCCCGGGAATTCCGGGGCCGTTCCACTGGTCGACATATTGGGTACCCAATAGAGTTGATCTTGGCACACTGCTACACCCCCGGGCCGACGGCGGCCCGGGCAAGCGAGAGAAAGCGAGCACAGCGTGAGCGAACCCATCCGCCTGGCGACCTGCACGTTCCAGGAGTTCGCACCTCACATGGGCACTCCGGTCCGCTCCACGGTCGGCCACCCGCGCTTCAAGCTCAGCTACCCGCTGGCCGGGCACGCGCGGTCCGTCACGCCCACACGGGAACTGCTCAGGCTCACCGCCCGTGACGCGTACGAGTTCAGCTACCGGCGGTTGCTGGAGTCGCGCGGCATCGACGCCATCCGCGACGAGCTGACGCGCATCGCGGGCGCCAACGATCTCGACAGCCCGGTGGTGCTGCTCTGCTTCGACCGGCTGGCCAAGCTGCCACCAGCCGACGCGTGGTGCCACCGGCTCATGTTCGGCACCTGGTGGAAGGAGAAGACCGGCGACGACGTGCCCGAGCTGGGCGCCCAACCGCCGGCCTCACCGACGCCGCCGCCGACGCTCTTCGAGTTCGGCCAGTAGACCACCACCCGCCACGGGGCGGACGGGCGCAGGGAATGCCCGTCCGCCCCGACCCATGACCGAAGGGACACACGCCATGATCGAAGTCACGGTCTGCGCCAACGACCGGGACCGGTACCCGGCGCTGGTCGACCCCGAAGAGATCCACGAAGAGGGCTGGGTGAAGCCCTATTTCACCCTGGAGACCGCCCAGCGCATCGCCGAGCAGACACAGGCCGACGTCGCCGAACACGGCCACGGCGCGCACGACAGCGTCCACGTCTTCGACGGGGGCACCGAGAACGGCCAGCCTCGCGTCGTGGTCACCGTCATCTGCTGGATGAACATCGCCAAGCACGGCACGGCGGGGGCGACGGACATCGTCCTGCCCCGCCGCATCGTCGACGAGCACCCCGACGCCGACCCCGGCGACCCGGGCATCCCGGTCTGGCCCATCGGCGGCTTCGACTGGTGCTGGTACGCCATCGGCCCCGACGGCCTCCACCCGCAGATCCCCTTCCAGCCCGGCACCTGACCGCGGCCCCTTCCCGGAGCGGGCGGAGGGCGGGAATCCCCGCCCGCTCCGGCAACCGAACCCACCTCACACCGCAGGAGCACCGCCATGCGCGAACTCACCGACACATGGGTGACCGTCGACGACACCCACATCTACCCGGCCCTGGTCGACCTCTCGAACCGGTGGAACGGCTGGCTCTCGCCGGGCTTCACCCTCGACGCCGTCCGCCAGCTCGCCGCCCACACCGAAGAGGACGCCGAGCGCATCGGCTTCGACTGCGCGGACCAGGTCGTCGTCATCGACGGCCAGCCGGCCCCCGTCGTCCTGCACATCCGCTGGCAGTGGGTCACCGACGACCAGGAGGGAACGGTCAACGTCGTCCAGCCCGACGCCGACGGCCGGTACTGGATCGGCGGCTGGGAATGGACCTGGTACCAGGTCGCCGACGGGCCGCTGTTCTACACGAAGAACGCCGCCTTCGACGCCTGGAGGAGGATGCTCTCCGAGTCCGCCCGCCTCATGGGCGAGATCGTGCGCACGCAGAAGCCGGACGCCATCTCATGTCTCGTCGACCTGACCGGCCTGGGACGCATCGTCAGCGTCCAGGGCACAGAGGTGGACTGGCCGGCCAGCACGGACGCCGACCCCGGCGCCGACGGCGAGTCCGGGTACGGCCCGTTCGACACCGAGACGCTGGGCGAGGCGGACGAGGTGTTGCGCAAGGCCCTGGACCACGGCCGCGACTCGGGGAGTCTGGAGATCGCCGGGTGGCGGCCCGCCCGCGACATCGACGAACCCGACCTGGTGCGGATCGTGTTCGGCTCACGCAGTGCCGCACCGGCCGGCGAGGCCCCGCTTGTGGAGGCACGCGCCAAGGCCACCGAGGCCCGCCGCGCCCTGCTGGCCGAGACCGTGCCGTACCTCGTGCGCGAGTGCCGTGAGGCATGCGCGGAAGCGAGCGGCGTGGTCGCCGACCCGACGTCGGAAAGCCCGTTCGTGCGGTTCCTCGTCGACTTCCCGGAAGGGCGCTCCGCCGTCTTCGTGTCCACCGAGCTCTTGGAGAAGGTCGAAGGCCGCCTCACCGAGATGTTCGCGTACCGGCCGACCCGTGACGACCTCGCCGCGTGCGGCTGGACGCCGAGCACCGAGCCGCAGTTCGACGGCGGGTACGTCCTCACCTTCCCCGCCGAGTAGCCGTCCGCCGCACCGCCGGGGCGGGCACGCCGCCCGCCCCGGCCCGGCACCCCTCATCCCACCGACACGAATCGAGGTCGCCTCATGGCCACCCACGGCCCTCAGCAGCCCGCCTACCTCTTGCCCTCCGCCCGTCGCATCGCGGCGGCGGTCGACGAATCGCTCGCAGCGCTCAGCAGCGCGCAGAACCGGATCGGCCGCGTCATGACCGTCGTGACCGCCGCGGCGGTGCGCGACGTCCTCACCGGCCACAACCCGGACGCCCCGTTCGACGCGGGTAGCGCCGAGTTCACCGAAGGCGCCGACGGCTCGCTGTTCGCCACCGGGCGGTACTGGACGGCCGCCGGCGAGGAGCGGCGGCTGACGGACGGCATGGACGCCCTGGACGGCCAGTTCGTCATCGGCGAGATGGGCGAGTGGACGCCGTACCTCGACGACAGCAACCGCGACGTGTGGCGCCCGCTGTGCGAGGAGCTGCCCGAGCGGGACGGCCGCAAGTTCTACCGCCTGGACCTGCTCAAGGCGGCGTCGCTGCCTCTGGAGTAGCTGCCTGACCTGGCGTTCTTTCCCGATCCTTTACCTAGCCAAGTTGGCAAACCGGGCTTTCCAAAGGTGACTTTGGAAAGAATGGAAGTAGCACCACCCAGCACGACCCCTGGCCGCGCGAGCGGGGGCGGGAATCCCCGCTCGCCCGGCCTCAGCCGAACTGACCTCACAGGAGATGCCGCATGGCCTACCAGGACTCCAGCCTGCCCGCAGGAGGGGCAGCCTCCGCCACCGTGAAGCCCCGGACGAGACGGGTCCGCGCCTACAAGCACGACGGCGGCGACCTGACCATTCAGGACTGGTTCTGCGGGGCGGGAGGCTCAAGCCAGGCCGCTGAGCAAGTGCCCGGCCTGCGGGTGTCGTTCGCGACGAACCACTGGAAGCAGGCCCTCAAGACGCACATGTTCAACTTGCCCGGCGTCGCCCACTACATCGGGAACATCCGCAAGGCGCCCGTCTGGTCGTGGCCGGTCGCTGACATCCACTGGGGAAGCCCGGAGTGCTTCCCGGCCGACACGATGATCCTGACCCGGCGCGGAACCGTCCCGATCCAGCAGGTCGTGGTCGGCGACGAGGTGTTCACCCACCGGCGCCGATGGCGGCGGGTCACCTCAGTGATGCGGAAGACCGCCGACACCGTCCGCGTGCGCTGCGCGACGATGACCAACGGCATCGTCACCACCGCAGAGCACCCCTTCTACACGCGCAGTGGCCCCGTCCTCCTGGGCGGCGGTGACGGCGGAAGCGGGATGTCCGCCGCTGTTTGGACGCCGTCGCGTGACCTGACTGAGGGGCACCGGCTCGCCTCGCCCGTCGACTTCGGGGAGCCGCTGCCGGTTCCTGAACTGCCCGCGTCCCTCACCGGCACGCCCCTCGCCGACGTGATGCGCATGGCGGGAACGATGATCCTCCGCAAGGGCGTTGCGGCATCCGCGGTTTGCGCTGACCTCGTCGACTGGGTCGCCGACGCCTTCGGTCCGTACGGCGCTGGCCGTCGCTTCCCCGCCTGGGCACTGACGATGCCCCGGGACGCCCGCCAAGCATTCCTGGACGGCCTGACTGGCGACGACGGCGACCGCGAAAGGTTCGCGGTGCGGATGCACTCCAAGCCGTTCATGATCGGGCTGCGCCTTCTCGTTTGCTCGCTCGGCTTCGCTGGCGGGCTGAGCGACCAGAGCCAGCCGCGTGGCAAGGGCGGATGGGTGCTCGCCTGGAAGCGGGACGGGGGACGGCGCCTCGACCTCTACGGGCACCGCTGGCACCGCACCTCGCGCGTCGAGCCTGGGGCGCGGGCCGAGGTGTTCAACTTCAGCGTCGCCGACGACGAGTCGTACGTCGCGGACGGCTTCACGGTCCACAACTGCACGAACTGGTCCATCGCGAAGGGCATGAAGCGGTCGTTCCAGAAGGCGGTGCAAGGCGACCTGCTGGAGCTGTACGCGGCGGAGGAGGCGGAGAAGTTCCGCACGGCCGGCGACGAGGGGCCGGACGGGCCGACGCAGGAAGAGGAAGAGTCCCGCGCCCTGATGGAGGAAGTGCCGCTGTACCTGCGCGGCGTCCAGGAGCGCGGCCAGCTCGTCAAGGCCGGTGTCGTGGAGAACGTCGTCGACGTCAGGAAGTGGGCGGAGTGGGACCGGTGGATCGGCGAGTTCCACAAGCTCGGCTATCACACGCGGCTGATCGCGCTGAACAGCATGCACGCCGACCCGCGGTCGGTGCACCGGGCGCCGCAGTCCCGTGACCGGCTGTATCTCGCGTACTGGCACAAGAGCCTGGGCCGTCACCCGGACTGGGACAAGTGGCTGAGGCCGCGCGCCCTGTGCGTCCGGTGCGACGAGGTCGTGGCGGCCGTGCAGGTCTTCCGCAAGCCCGGCCGGGACATGGGCCGCTACAAGCAGGCGTACGACTACCGGTGCCCCAAGTCGGACTGCCGCTCCCTCGTCGAGCCCGAGACGCTGCCCGCGTCGGTCGCGATCGACTGGTCCATCAAGGGCACGCCGATCGGGTCGCGGCCCAAGTCCAAGGACGCGCCCGAGGGCCTGGCCCCGGCGACGATGGACCGCATCCGCGCCGGGATCGCCCGGTACTGGCCGCAGTTCGAGGCGGCCCACGAGGCCGACGTGCAGGGCTCGCTGTTCGGCGAGGACGCTGCCGGAGCGGCCGGCCCCGGGGCGTCGCCTCTGCTGGTGCCGACCGGCGGCACGTGGCGCAACGGCGCGGCCAGCGTGGATGTGCCGATGGCGACGCGCACCACGAGGGAAGGGGATGGGCTGCTCGTCCCGCCGCCCATGCTGATCCCCTGCGAGGGGCGTGACGGCAAGGTCGCCATGCGCCTGGACCAGCCGTTGCGCACGCAGACCGCGCGGGCTGAGACGGCCATCGCCTACCCGCCGCCGTTCGTGATCCCGATGCGCGGCGGAGGCGACAAGGAGAAGGCCCGGCCCATGGAGGCGCCGCTGCACACGGTGACGGCGGGCGGCTTGCACCACGGCCTCGTGACCCCGGCGATGATCATGCGGAACAACGGGTCGCGAGGCTCCGGCGTCGAGCACTGCACGCCGATCGGCGAGCCGATGCGCACCATGACGACCACGGGTCACCAGTCGCTCGTCACTGGAGACCCGCTGCTCATGCCGTACTACGGCAACGGTCAGGTGCGCAGCGTCAACGACCCGATCGGGACGCTGCCCACGCGGGACCGGTACGCGCTCCTGGAGAACGGCGAGTGGGACGTCTCCAAGATCCTCTTCCGGATGCTGGAGCCGAAGGAGATCGGCCGGGCGATGGCGTTCGCCGACAGCTACCGGGTGCTCGGCAGCAAGCGCGACCAGATCAAGCAGTACGGCAACGCGGTCACCCCGCCGTGCGCGGAGATCCTGCTGTGCGCGCTCGTCGAGTGCGTCACGGGCGAGCCCATCGACCGGTATGCCCTGGCCGCCTGACCTGCTGCGATTCTCCGAAAAACCTCACCCAAACTGGGTTTTCCAAAGTTCACTAGGGAATGATGTATGTAGAACCACCCGAACCACCCGCAAGACAGCAAAGCGGCCGACGGGGCGCAAAAGCGTGGGAATCCCGTCGGCCGCAGCGCTCAGCACCGAAGGGCCTCACAACCCGACTGAACGCGTGAGGCCCACCGTACCCGCCTTTCAGATCACTACAGGAGTACGCGTGAGCAGCTACGAGACCAACCAGACCGGCCCTTTGCCCCCGGACCTCGACGACGCGTGCCTGGCCACCGCCGAAGCCCGCAACCTCGTCTTCGAGGCGGGAGCCGACGCCCTGGCGAGCATCGCCCGGGAGCACTTCCCGGCCGCCACGGTCGTGACCGTCGAGCCGTCCGAAGGCGAACTGGTCGGCATCCACAGCGGCAGCCGCCGCGTCTGGTCGGCCTACGACCAGACGCCGAACAACCTGCTGCCCCTCGCCGCGCTCGACACGGCGCGCACCGTCCTGTCTGCCGTCCTGTCCTTCGGCCGGGACTACGACACGGTGACCGCCGCCGGATGGCAGCCGATCCCGAGCTGGAACAACCTGTACCACGTGGTGCTGCCCGGCACCCCGGCCGCCGAGGCGGACCCGGCAGGCCAGCAGCCTTCGACGTGGAGGGTCGAGACGATCCGGGCGTACGACGTCGCCGACAACGACGAGGTCATGATCGACGGCCGGTGGCGTGAAGTCCTGGACGTCTGGGGCGACGACTCCGACCCGGCAGCGCAGTTCGGCGAGGACCACGAGTTCACGAAGCTGATCCAGGCCAAGGTCAACTGGCTCTCCCCGGCCTACGTCGCTTTCCGCCTCGCCGACGACGAGAAGTCCCGCTTCGACGAGCTCGTGAGCGAGCTGCACATCATCCGCGGTCGCGACCTGGTCCAGGTCCAGCGGACGAACGCATCCGCCCCGGCCGACGCGCTCGCCGACATCGTCGACCTGGTCGCACCGCTCGACGTGCGCGGAGCCCTGCGCGCCGGCACCGAGCTATGGGCCGAGGTCGGCGACCAGCACGACGTCCTGAGCGAGTCGCAGAAGGAAACCCTCAGCGCGCTGCGCGCCCACTTCACCAGCATCGACGCCGCGTGACCGGCCGGAGGAACGCCACCATGAGCACTAAGGAACGCGAGCAGGAACGCGAGTTCATCATCGTCGGCCAGGACCAGGGAACGAGCTACACCCTGTGGGACGCCGCGCCCGCACCGGCCGACGCCACCAAGCGCGCGTGCGCACTCGAGGAGATCGGCGTCGACGCCATGGACGCCTTCGGTGAGGTGACGACCGTGTTCGCGGACACCGCGCGGCAGGCCATCGACAAGCACCTGGCCGAGCTGCGCGAGCGGTCCGGCCTCGACGACTACGGGCTGAGCAGCAACAGCAACATGGACGCCTACGGCCCCGCCGGTGACGTCGCCCCGGACAGCTCGACCTACGGCAACGCCGAGGCCGTGGCTGTGGCGAGCACCGCCCTCCACACCGTGACCGCGAGCAGCGCCCCGGGCGTTGCCACGTTCAACGTGGACGGGCTGCCCGCCCGCTGTACCCCCGAGACCCGCGACCGCGTACGGGCGGGCGTGCTGAACGGCGGCCACCCCTGGCCCGAGTCGAACGTCCTCGTGACGGTGACGGCGGCCGAGCCGACGACCCTGGCAACGAGCAGCCTGGACCTGGCCATCGGGTGCGCGGTCCTCGCCGCGTCCGGGCAGCTCCCCGCCGAGGCCCTGGCCGGTGTCGTGCTGGTCGGGGAACTCGGCCTGGACGGCAGACTCCGGCCGGTCCGCGTCGCACGCGACCACGTGCGGGCCGCCGTCGACGCCGGAGCTCCGGCCGTCCTGGTCCCGGACGCGGACGTGCCCGACGCCCGCGAGGTCGACGGCATCCGCGTCCTGGGCGCCTCGACCCTCAGCGAAGCGCTGGACCTGCTGACCAACCATCACCATCACCCGGCCCACTGCACGCACTGCAACCGCGCCCAGGGCGCGCACCGGCCGTGCTCCTCCTGGAGCCCGTGCCCGGACTGCGCGGCCAACGGCGTCGAACGCGTCGGCGCCTGACAAGCCTGACCCGCCGGGACCGTACGGGGCGCACGCTGCCCAGTACGGTCCCGCGCCCTCAGCCACCCGAACCGAGAGGCACCACGATGACCGCCAGCACCATCCCCGAAGTGCAGTTCACCCCGTACGGGCCTGACCGCTTCCCCGACCACGTGCCGGTCGCCCGGCGCGGCTACCTGTTCACCGTCCCCGGCGCGTTCCCGGCCGACATCCCCGGCCACACCCGAGTCGTGAACTCGGTGATGGCCGTCTACCGGCACCGCGGCGCCTGGCAGGTTCGGGACGCCGACGGGCACCGCGAGGTGAAGGGCGAAGGCCCCACGCGCCGCGCGGCGGTCGCCGTCGCGTTAGAGACGATCGCCGCCGAGCGCAGAGAGCGGGCGGAGTACATCCGCGCCTCCCGCGTCGACGTCTGCGGCCTGGAGCCCGTCCCGCCCTACGTGGTGGAGACCACCGCCCACGTGACGCTGCTGATGACCCCGGAGCTGATCGCCGTGCTCAGACGGACCGAGCACGGCGAACCGGCGCTGTACCACGCGACCGACCTGGCCACCGGCAAGCCGGTGACCGTCCCGGCCGACGGGCGCGTGAGGGTCGGCACCCGCCAGGTCGGCATCCTGCACACCCGATGCTGCGACCCGAAGGACGGCTACCCCGACCACTTCGAGACCGAAGACGACGCGCTGGAATGCCTCGCGACCATGACGGTCTGGTGGCACTGCACCAAGCGGACCGCGTGATGGGGGAGTGGAGCATCCGCCCGATCCGGATGCCGGACGCGCACCTGCCGAACAGCGCCGAGGACCCGTGGGTGTGCCGCACGTGCGCGAGCGCCTGGCCGTGCGAGACGGCACGCCAATACCTCACCGAGGGCCGCTGCAAGTGCGGCTCCCCGTCCTGGTGGGAGCAGCGAGGGCCGCGCAACTGGCACGTCGGCCCGCGCTGCTACACCCCCCGGGACCGGCTGCTCGCCCTCGCCGAGGACGCGCGGCAGGCGCGGGCCGCCCGGCCGCACTTCCCGCCGAGCCACTACTACCCGCCCAAGCCGCACCGGGCCGTGCGGCAGCGGCCTCCGTACGAGCACACCCCCGCGGCTGCCGGCGACGTGAAGCCGGGCACCTGGCTGTGGGTCAAGCCGGGCGGGCTGCACCCCGGCTGGGGCGACATCCACCGCTTCGCGATGCTCACCGGTCTCGGCTCCCCGAAGTGTGAGGTGTGGCTGCACTGCGACGGGACCGTGCACCGGGTGCGCGGGGACCTGCTGCTCCTCGACCTGAACGCGCGCCAGGTCGGCGTCGAGGTCACCAGGAACCGGCCGCTGCCCGACGAGTGGCGGTGGCTCACGTGGACGGTCGCCCGGCACCTGGACCACGACCGGCCGGCCCCGGCCGAGGCCGAGCCGGAGCCGCTGCAAGAGGCCCTGTTCGCCTGACCCGCACCACCCCGGGAGGGGGTCTGACGGCACATGCCCGTCAGGCCCCCTCCCGGCGTCCCACAGCCCATCAGGCCGGAAGCCTTCCCCCACTCCAAGCGGGCGCCGTACGGCCGTCACAGCCCGAACCAGCCCCGCCCAGTGCCCAGTTCGAGACCTGCCCTCCCGACGGTCGAACTCATGCGGATGCGGGAGTCTTTGATCGCTATCGTGATCTGAAACGTCGCCAGATCCAGGTGAACCGCGACGAGTTGCGAGGAGCGCCCGTGACGTCCATGTACCTGTCCTCCGACACTCCCCGCTGGGAGCCAAGGACGGAGGCCGACATCCGCAACGTCGTCGACGGCGGGCTGCTGAGCGAGTCCAGCCGACTGGACGCGAAGCAGGAACTACACACCAAGGGCGACAACAAGGAGTTGGCCCGGGACCTCGCCAGCTTCGCCATCGACGGCGGAACCCTGATCGTCGGCGTCGGTGAGGACAAGCAGCAGCGCCGCTTCTCCCTTGCCCCACAACATCTCGACGGCCTCGCAGAGAAGATCGACCAGGTCGCCCGTACGATCCCGGACCCGCCGCTGAACGTGGTCACCGTCGAGATTCCGACCGCCAACGACCCGGCAGCCGGTTACGTGCTCGTACACATACCGGCCAACCCGCAGGCCCCGCACATGGTCGACGGCCGCTACTACGGACGCAACGACAAGACGAAGCACGTGCTCACAGACGCGGAAGTGGCCCGGCTCCACGCACGCCGGCGCTCCGGCGAGCAGGACGCACTGACGCTGCTCGCCCGGGAGATGGAAAGCGACCCCATGGCAGACGTGGGGGACCAGGCGCACCTGTTCCTCGTCGCGCAGCCGATGGCCGGGCGGGAGGACATGCTGCTGGATTTCACCAGCGGCAAAGGCTGGCACGACCGCCTGAGTCAGTTCATCACCCGGGCTTACGCGGAGCTGGACGATGTGGTGGACCGCGACGGAATCACGCCCGACCTTGTCGACGCCGCCTTTCACGGGCGCAGGTCCGGCGGCGTCGCCATGACGACTGGAAACATCGCGGGCGGGCGCAGGTTCAAGGAGGACATCAGCGGCGAAGGAGCCCTCGAGTTGCAGGTCTTCGAGGATGGCGGACTGCGTCTGTTCCAGAGCCGCTTGTCGTTCCAGACCCCGCGCCTCCAGCATGTGATCGTCGACGCTGCTCCAGTGACCTTGCTCCGCCGGTTCCTCGCCATGGTCACGGCGGCTGCCGAGGAGAGTGGCTACCTTGGGAACTGGGCGCTCGCGGTTGGCGCCTGTCGTCTCCGCGACAAGATCGCCTGGTCCCATGTCGACCCTCCGCGGTTCATTGTGTACGGCTCCTTTTACGACCAGGACGTCTATCAGCGGGCGACCGCCGCGAGCTGGGCGGAACTCACGACCAGTCCCGGCGCCATCACCCGGCGCCTGATCGGGCCGCTGCTGCGCGGCCTCGGATGCGAAGAGCGGTGGATGTACGCGCTCACCGACTCCGCGCCCCCCACGTAGATCAGAGCAGCACGGCCGACGTGCCGTGCATCGTCCGAGGTCACGGACCTGCCCGCTCGCCGGGGCGGTCACCGTGAGTGTGTGTATCATCCCTCTCCGCAGTCGGCCGTCCTGAGTAGCGGCGCGGCCGACGGCGATGCGCCGGTGGTGACAACGCAGCACACCCGCCTTCCGGGCGGGAGGTTCAGGTTCAAGTCCTGGCCGGCGCTCTGCACACCCCTCCTCGCCACCCGGGGGCTCGGATGTTCCACGGATCGATTCCCGCGCCCCTCCGGTCGATCATCTACGAGCACGCCGGAGCCTGGCCCGAGACCGGCATCTACGTCGGCTGCTCGGGCAACTTCACGATTGAGCGCGTGCTGCACTCCCGGTTCGGGAATTCGCGGCCGGTCCACGGCAACGACATCACCGCGTACTCGTGCGCGCTGGGATGGTTCCTCGCGGGCGACGAGCTGCCGTACACGCTGCGCCCCGAGTACGAGGAAGAGCTTGGCTGGCTCCACCCGTACTTGGAGGAGCGCACCGAACGCCTCGCGACGCTGATGCTGGGCACCCGCTTCCTCCAGTTCGTCGGCAAGGACGGCACCTACTACCGGCGGATGCTCGACGCGACCCGGGCTCAGTGGCCCCGCATGCACGACAAGACCGCCGCGAAGCTCCGCGCCCTGGAGACCAGCCTCGGCGGCTTCTTCGCCGGCGACGTCCGCGAATACCTCCGCGACGAAGTGCCCGACGAGGCGCCCGTCGTGATGTTCCCGCCGTTCTACAGCGGCGACTACACCAGCCAGTTCGCCAGCATCGACGCCGCTTTCGACTGGCCCGAGCCCGAGTTCGGCGAGCTGACCGAGGACGGCAAGGAAGAGATCATCCACCAGGTGCAGGACCGGCCCCACTGGGTCCTCGGCCTGCACATCGAACGGCCCGAGCTGCGCCACCGCCTTGCCGGAGTCGTGCAGACCGCGAACCGCGGCCTGCCGATCTACGTGTACGCGGCCGGAGGGCATCGCCGCATCGTCCGGCCCCGCCAGCCAGTCGAGGCGATCCCCATGCCGAAGATCGGCGTGGATGACGAGCTCGGCGACCGCATGGCCCTGCACATCCTGACGGGCGGCCAGTTCGCGGGCATCCGCTCACAGTTCATGTCCAAGACGATCAAGCCCGGCAGTCCGCTCCTCGCGTGCGGTGTCTCCGTCGACGGGAAGCTGATCGGCGCGTTCGCGTACCTGCCGCCGAAGTTCGACCCGTCGACCGCGTACCTGATGAGCGACTTCCCCGTGTCGTGGACGAAGTACCGGCGCCTGGCCAAGCTGATCGTGATGGCGGCCTCCACGAAGGAAGCGCAACTGCTGCTCCAGCGGTCCCTGTCGAAGCGGCTCACCGGCTGGTCGACGACCGCGTTCACCGACCGACCGAACAGCGCGAAGTACGGGCGCGGCATCCCGGGCGTGAAGCTCCACAAGCGCAGCGAGCCCGGCGACAAGGGCGACGGCATCCACCGCTACCAGCTCCAGTACGACGGCCCCCTCGGCACGTACGACCTGGCGGAAGCACTCGCCCTGTGGAAGCGGAAGCACGGCCGCGACATGAAGAAGGACAGCGCCCGATGAGCACACCCGACGACGACGCCGGCACCGCCGCGTCCACCTACCGTGCCGAGCTGGCCTTTTACGAGATCCGCGACGGCCGCCGCGTGAAGGAATTGGCCGTCGACGCACGCGGTACCGCGGCCTTCGTCACGCGCCTGGCCGAAGCGGCAGCCGGCGCCTTCGAGGAGGAAACCACCCGATGAGCGACACCACCCCGCCCGAGGCGAAGATCCGGCCGCGCCTCGTCCGCCGCGACCCCCGCGGCCTCACGCCGCTCCCGATGAACGCCAGGTTCATGCGCAAGGAGGAGTATGACCGCCTGGTCGCGAACGTCCGTGACGACGGCTGCCTCACCTCGGTGCCGCTCATCTACGGCGCCGGAGAGTACGAAGAGGGCTGCGAGCTGATCCTGTCCGGCAACCACCGCACCATGGCGTCCGTGGAAGCCGGCCTGCCCGAGATCGACTGCATGCTGATCGACGACCCGCAGCAGAAGGACGAGCTCCTGGCCCGCCAGCTCTCGCACAACAGCATCAACGGCCAGGACGACCCGGCGACGCTCCGCGAGCTGTACGACCAGATCGAAGACGTCGACTGGCGGGCCTACTCCGGCCTGGACGACGACAGCCTGAACCTCCTCGCCGAGGTCAGCCCCGAAGGACTCTCGGAAGCGAACCTGGACTTCGCGAACGTGTCGCTGATCTTCCTCCCGAACGAGCTGGAGGCGGCCCGCCGCGCATTCAACGACGCCCGCATGGGCCAGAACGAGAGCTGGCTCGCCGCACGCGCCGACTACGACCAGACGTTGGACACGCTCGCCTCCACGCACGCCGCGCACAAGGTCGGCAACGTCGCGACCGCCCTCCACGCCATCCTCGGCATCGTCGAGCGCCACCTGACCGACCTCCAAGATGGCTACACCTCACCCGACGGCGACCCGCTCCACACCGGCCGCGTCGGCCTGGAGACCGTCCTCGGCGCCCGCACGCTGCCGGCACCCGCCGCCGTCATGCTCAACAAGGCCATCGCAGCCGCAGAAGGCAGGGGCGAGATCGAGCAGGGCCAGGGATGGCGCCTCCTCGAGCGCTTGGCGGGTGAGTACCTGTCCGGCCTCAACCACACCGCCGACTCCGCGCAGACGTCATGAGCACCGCTACGCCCATCACCCTCGACCCGGCGCTACCGCCCTGGGAACAGCAGCCCGGCGAGACCCCGAAACGGCACGGCCAGTTCGTCACATACCGGGACCTGGGCCGCTCACGCACGCTACCGAGGACTGCGGAACTGCTACAGCGGCACCCCGTCACCGTCCGCAAGGCGTCGGCCGAGTTCCGCTGGCTGGAGCGTGCCGAGGCGTACGACCGGCACCTGGACAAGCTGTACGAGGCGACCTGGCTGGAGGAGCGCCGTAAGGCGGCCGAAGCGGACGCGAAGATCCTGGGCGCGGCCATCGGGAAGATCGCTCAACGCCTGCCGCAGCTCAACGCTCAGGAGATGACGGTCGGTGACGTGATCCGGCTGATGGACGTCGCGATGCGGCACCGCCGTGCCCTGTTCGGCGACCCCACGGACACGGTCGTCGTCACCAGCCAGCCGGTGAGCCCGCTGGCCGGTCAGCTTGAGGAGTTCGCTGATCTGCCTGCCGACCAGCGGCGCGCACGCCTCGCGGAGATGGCTGCCGCCGTGACCCGCCGCGTACAGGCCGTGGAGGGCAGCGACGATGACGACGAGGAGGCGTACCCGGCCAGCGAGCAGGGGAGCGCGGGGTGAGCGTCGCCTACGCCGAGGGGCTGCCGTACCTGGACGACGTGACGGTGTACCGGCAGCTTGCGGCGGCCGAGCAGTCCGTCAGCCGGGAGCTGCTGCGCGACCCGGTCACACTGGCCCGGGGCCTGGACGCGACGTACCGGATGCGACCGCATCTGCGGGTCATCGGCAGTGCCCTGGCGGAGGTGGAACGCGGAGAGTACGACCGGCTGTTGATCCTGACGCCCCCGCAGGTGGGGAAGTCGACGACGGTCGCGGAGTGGTTCCCGTTCTGGTGGCTGGCCCGGCACAAGGGCGACCGCGTCGCGGTCACCTCCTACTCCGACGACCTGGCGCTCAAGCGCGGCAAGGCGATCCGTTCGTACGTGGAGGAGTACGGCGCCGAGTACGACCTGAAGATGAAGGCCGGCTCCGGCGCCATGCAGGACTGGGAGGTCACCAGCGGCGGCGGCGTGCGCTCGGTGTCCGTCGGCAAGGGCCTGACCGGTCACAGCGTGAACCTGCTCATCGTCGACGACCCGCACAAGGACCGCGCCGACGCCGAAAGTGAGGCATCGAGGCGGGCGCTGCACGACTGGTACAGCTCCACCGCGCTCAAGAGGTTGCAGCCCGACCGGAACGCCGTGGTGGCGATCCAGACCCGTTGGCACCCGGACGACTTCGCCGGGCGCCGCCTCGCCGAGGAAGGCCGCCTGGAGGACGGCGGCCGGTGGCGCGTCATCCACCTCCCTGCGGTCGCCGACCCGAAGTTCGGCCCCGACCCGCTCGGCCGCGCCCCTGGCGACCCGTTGCCGCACCCGAAGATCCCCACTCGCGACCGTGCGGCGCTCGTCGCGTGGTGGCGGGACATGAAGCGCACGAGCATCGTCCGTGACTGGCACGCGCTCGCCCAGGGCGACCCGCAGCCTGCCGAAGGAGCCTTGGTGTCGGAGGAGTTGATGCGGCTTATCCGCGACAGCGACGCGGGTGTGGAGCCGCAGAAGATCGCCGTGGCGGTCGACCCGTCAGGCGGCGGCCGGGACGTCGCCGGCGTCATCGGCGGCTACCTCGGCGACGACAGCCGCGTGTGGATCACGCACGACCGGTCCGGCGTCATGTCGTCGGCGGACTGGTCCACCGCGGCGTGCCGCCTCGCTCACGAGACGGACGCGGCGATCATCTACGTGGAGGACAACTACGGCGGCGACATGTGCTCGTTGGCTATCCGCACCTCGTGGGAGACGCTGCAAGCCTCCGGGGAGATCCCCGCGAAGGTGCTGCCCCCGGCCGTGCAGACCGTACGGGCCAAGCAGGGCAAGCTGTTGCGTGCCGAGCCCGTGGCTCAGCAGATGGTCCAGGACAAGGTGCGGCTGCGCGGGGTGTTCACCGACCTGGAACGCGAATGGTCGACGTGGATGCCCACGGACCCGGAGAGCCCCGGCCGGATCGACGCCTCAACGGTCCTCGTGTACGGCCTGATCCCTGAAGCCAACGCCGGGGCGATCGTGCATGCGCCGCTGCCGCAGGCCCCCACCGGACGGCAGACGGCCGGCCCCTACGAGCGCCGCATCTCCCGCTGAACCTGCATCACCGAGGTCCACCGCCAGCGCTCCGGTCCCGTTCCTCGGTGCGACGGGCTTACCATCGGTCAGGTCACAAGTCCAGCGTGTGGGGCGGGAGTTATCAGAATGGGGAAAAGGCGATACCTGTTCTCCGACGAAAGCGGCGATCTCCAGTTCCGGGCGAGTCCCCACGTCACCGACCGCTTCGCCGTGGGCACGATGCTGATCGATGAGGATGAACTCGCCAGCCTTCGGGCAGCGATGGCAGCCCTACGGGATGATCTTGCTTGGTCGCACCAGGGCCTCGACTCGTGCTTCCACGCCTGCGAAGACCCATGGCCCGTGCGGAACAGGGTTTTCGACCTGCTCGCCGAATTCGACTTCCGGGTCGATGCGACGCTGCTGCAAAAGAACAAGGCGCGACCTCACATCCGCAGCGACGAGCCCACGTTCTTCCAGTACGCCTGGTACTACCACCTCAAGTACCTGGCGACGTGGGAAAAGATCTTCAAGCCCGACGATGAGGTGCTGATCGTCGCTGCGGAACTCGGCACGAAGAAGGCGCGCAAGGCGTTCCGTAGCGGCATTGAGGAGGTCATGAAGCAGTGCCTCGACTTCCGGGTGAAGCACACGCTCGCCTTCTGGCGGGACGAGAGTGACTTCGCGCTCATGGCCGTCGACTACTGCCTGTGGGCTGTCTTCCGGAAGTGGGAGCGCGGCGACGACACCGCGTACAAGAAGATCGCCGAGAAGGTGCACAGCGAGTTCGACCTTTGGGGCCGAGGCACGACCACGTACTACTAGGCCCAGAAAGCACGAACCCCCGATCAGCTAGGCGTAAAGCCGAGCCCAGGGGCTCTTTCGCCGATCGGGGTCGCGTACTGCCGACTATAGGGCCGGGCCAGGTGGACCGGTAGCCCGCGACCGCGCCCGTTTCCGAACCGCAACCGGTCACCTGCGAACATCACTGAGCGTGTTCACTCGGAGTGCGTAGATGATGAGCCTGTTAGTCACCGGCCGCGCTGTGCGTGGGCTGCCAGCGGGCACACTGGCGTCATGAAGCTGCCGCGCGTCTCCTGCGACCGCTGCGGCCGGCCCATCGCCGCCGGACCGGTCGCGGGCCGCCTCGGCCGGGGACGCCTGTTCCGTCACGATCCGCCCGGCGTGCGCCGCGTCCCGGGCAGTGATCTCGTTTCCTGCCCCGGCTCCCTCAACCTGGTCGAGCTGCCCATGCCCGCCCGGCAGCTCCAGTTCGACGTCGCCGAGCTCCCGCCCGTGGACGACGTCGACGACGCGCAGCCGGACGAGGAGCCGACGGCCGCGCTGTTCTAGCTGAAGCGTTCCGTCACGGCAGGCGTGGCTTGCACGTGTCGCACATCTCCAGGCGCTGACCCTCCCGGCGCCGGACCTCGAAGATGCCGCGTGCGTCGTACTGCCTGGTGGGTGCCATCCAGCAGTCCGCGCGGTGGACGGTGCCGACGCGGATCTCTCCGACCCGCGCACGCTTCCAGGTGATCGACCAACGCGGCGGGGCATCGGCCGGTTTCGTGGTGATGCCCGTCTCCGCCTTCTCGATCGCCCGCTGGACGGCCGCGAGTTGCAGCAGCAGATACCGCTCGATGGTGCGCAGGCGAGGCACATCCGACGGGTATTCGGCCATGCGTTCGATTCTACCCGTGACGGAAAGGTCGACGCCTGGACGGCCGCGCCACCCCGCCTCATATGCACGCGCACAGTTTTTGATCTGAAAACGGCGACTGACCTGCGAGATTGCCGCCGGAAGGGGGTCCTCCGCGTGCCCTATCATGCAGCGCTGACGTTGGCCGGATGATCTCCGCACAGGGGGCGGCAGTGCTCGAACTCCCACAACTCGCCCTCCTGGCCCTGGCCGGGTACCGGGCGACACAGCTCGCCGTGCACGACTCGATCCTTGATTCGGCCCGGGACCGCGTCGACGCCTGGCACCAGAGGCGCCCCGAGTCGACGGTGCGCACCGCGGTGGTGACGCTGATCTCCTGCGTCTACTGCACCGGCTGGTGGATCGCCGGGGCGCTGCTGCTGACCTGGCTCCTCGTCACCGGCGCGTGGGACGAGGCGCCGCTGCTCGTCCACGGCATCGAGTGGCTGGCGGTCGCCGGCGCCGCCGTCCTCCTCAACCGCTGGGACGACACCCGCAAGGACGACGCCTGATGCCCCGCCGCGAGCTCGCCGCAGCCGCCTCCCGCTACACCGCCCGCAAGATCCGGGGCAAGGGGGCGGGCGACCAGTCGTGGCAGCTCCGCGCCTACGACATGTACCACCAGGTGCCCGAGGTTCGTTTCGCCGCCTCGTGGATCGGCAACGCCATGTCCGGCGCCCGCTTGTTCGCCGGTCGCCGCGCCGATGACGGCACGATCGAGCAGGCCCCCGGCGACCACCGCGCCTCTGAGATCGTCGCGCAGATCGCCGGTGGCCCGGACGGGCAGGCGAAGTTGCTCGGCTCCTTCGGGAAGCACCTGACGGTGCCGGGCGAGGGCTGGATCATCGTCCGCCCCAACGACCAGGTACTCAGCCCCTACAGCCCGGAGGACGGCCACGACTGGCGTGTGCTGTCCGTACGGGAAGTGCGGCAGCAGCAGGGCAAGTTGGTCGCCGAGATCGAAGGCGACGAGGTCGCGATCCCCGAGGGCGACCCCGAAACGATGGACCCTGACGGGCCGGTGGCGATCCGTGTGTGGGATCCCGACCCGGAACGCGCCATCGAGGCCGACAGCCCCGTGCGGTCGTCGCTGGAGCTGCTTGAGGAGCTGCTGCTGCTCAACGCGGCCGTGAAGGCCATCGCGCGCAGCAGGATCACCGGCCGTGGCCTGCTCCTCGTCCCCAAGGGCACGCGCTTCCCGTCCAACCAGCAGCAGGGCGAGGAAGACGACCTGATCGAGGTGTTCATGACGATCGCGGAGACGGCGATCCGCGATCCGGAGAGCGCTGCGGCGACGGTGCCGATCCTGCTGGAGCTGCCCGCCGACACGATCAGCGACTTCAAGCACGTGACGTTCGAGAGCGAATTCGACGAACTGGCCCTCAAGCTGCGGGACGAGGCCGTGCGGCGCTTCGCGACCGGCCTGGAGATCCCCGCCGAAATCCTCCTCGGCCTCGGCGACGTCAACCACTGGGGCGCCTGGGCGCTCACCTCCGAGGCGATCCGGCTGGGCATCGAACCCAAGCTCGGCACGATCGCGTACGCCCTCACGCAGCAGTGGCTCCGCCCCATCCTCGAAGCCGAAGGCGAGGAGGAGTGGCACCGCTGGCTCGTCTGGTACGACACCAGCCCGCTGCGGGTGCGCACCAACAGGTCGGAGACGGCGTTGCAGACTTTCGACCGTGGCGTCATCTCCGCCGAAGCACTGCGCAGGGAAACCGGCTTCGACGACTCCGACGCCCCCGGCGAAGAAGAGCAGCGGCAGCGCGAGAACAACGCCGAGAACCAGGACGAAGGCGAGGAGGAGGCCCCGCCGCCCGCGCCGGACCTTCCCGTCGACGAGTCCGAGGCAGAGCCGGACACGCTCCCCGCGGCGGCCGGCCAGGACCAGGCCGCCGGCCTCCTCGCCGCCGCCGACGGCCTGATCTGGACGGCGCTGACCACGGCGGGCGAGAAGCTGCGCAAGACCCCGGCCTGCCCCCGCTCGGAGCGTGCCCGCGCCCGCGACGTGGAGGCGGCACGGCTGCACACCCTCCTGTCCGTCCAGGCGGAGCAGGTCGAGCAGTGGCGGCTCCTCGATGGCGCCTGGTCCCGCGCCCCGGAGATCGCACGCCGCTACGGCCTGAGCTCCGACTGCCTGACCGCCTCGCTCGACGACTACGCCCGGGAGCTGATCGCCGCAGGCGTGGAGCACGAATTCCGCCTCGTGCCGAGCCTCCTCACCGCATGCGTCGGAGGGGACTCGTGACCCCGCGGCCACCGCAGCGGCACGCCGCCGTCCTGCCGCTGCCCACCGAACTGTCGCTGCACGCGGGCCGCCTGCGCACCGCCTGGTGCGACGTGTGCCGGGCCTGGACCCACCTCACCGCGGATCTGCTGCTCCTCGCCCCCGAAGGCGTGTCGACGATCGGCACCTGGTCCTGGTGCGAAATCTGCGACGACCCCGACGACCCCCTACCGGCGAGGAGGACCGACCGTGCCGGACCGTGACGGGCAACTCGCCGACGCCGAACGGCAGATCACCGAAGCGGTCGCGGAAGCACTGACCGCGACGGCGAACGAGTTCACCGACTCCGTACGCGACGCCACCGAGCTGGTGGCCGCGCGGTTCTCCGTCGGCCGCATCGCCCGCATGTGGGGCGGCAGGATCGGCGGCCTGATGCGGCGGCTCCTGGGCGTCGCCGAGACCGCTGCCACCGCGGCGGCCGACGACGTCGGCGGTGAACTCCCCGAAGGCTGGGACGACCTGCCAGGCCGGTACGAGGACCACCGGCCGCTGCCCCACGGCATCGGCCAGTACGTGCAGATGACGGAGCATCTGCTGCGCGCCGTCGGCGACCGGCTGGCCGAAGCCGCCCGCCGTGAACTGGCGGCCGGGGTCGACGCGGGGGAGGACGTCGAGCAGCTACGCGCCCGCCTCCGTGCCGCGTTCGACCGCGAAGGCTCCCACCTCGGCCCCATGCGTGAGGAACGCGTCGCCCGCACCGAGGCCACCCGCGCGTGGAACACCTCCACCCTCGCCGCCGCCCGCGCTGCGACCGGCCCCGACCGGCCCGTGGTGAAGCAGTGGATCACCCGCCACGACAGCCGCGTACGGCACGCCCACGACCAGGTCGACGGGCAAATCCAGGTGCTCGCCGACCCATTCACGGTCGACGGGGTGTCCATGCAGACCCCCGGCGACCCGACCGCGCCGCCGGCACTGGTCGTCAACTGCCGCTGCCGCCTCGCGGTAGCGCCCGAACTGCGCGCCTCCGCCCCGATGGCCTTCCACGGCACCCCCGGCCGTCCCAGCTACCGCAAGTACCACCCCAGCGGCGGTTCGGCACGGAAAGGACGCAAGACCCAGCACAAGCAGGGCGGATGGCTCGGCAGCAGCAGATTCACCGAGCAGGAACACGACCTCGCGCTGGGGAGCTACACAAGTGGCAACTACAAGGCCCTGAACGATTGCCTGCGCAAGGGCTGCCAGGGGACAAAGGAAGACGTTGCCACTCGCCGCGAACGCATCAGCGCCCTCACCGACCTGATCAACATTCAGGACCCGACCACCGAGGAAACGCATACGTACCGCGGCTTGAGGGGCATCCGCCTCGGCCTCAACGAGGGCGACGAGTTCCACGACTCAGGCTTCGTCTCCACGTCCCGCGACGAGGACTTCGCAGGAGGCTGGATCTCCGGTTGGGGAACCATCGTCCGGATCAAGACGCCCGCAGGCGCCCAAGTCCTCGACGTCGCGGCAGTGGGCGGCCCGAACGCCGAGGGCGAAGTCATCCTCCCGCCTGGCACGAAATACCGCGTGACGAAGGTCGTGAACGTGGACAACCAGATGGAGCCTGCCTACTACGAGCTTGAGGTCATCAATGCCTGAGATGAACAACTTCGAGAACCGGCTCAACTGGGCACCCGCAGACCTTGTGATCGACAAGCGGGCCAAGCCGAAGGCTCGCACAGCGGCTGGCATGCTTACGGCCGCAGCCGACCCGCACACGGGCGCGATGATCGCGCTGATGCCGTGCGCTGAGGACGCGCTGCGTCTGGCCCTCGACGTCGAAGGCGCCGAGCCCGCTCACGAGCTGCATTTGACGCTTTTCTACCTGGGCGAGGGCGCCGACTGGTCCGAGGACCAGCGCGCCGACCTGATTGCCCAGCTCCAGCACCACGCGGGGCACCTCGACGAAGGCCCGGTCGCCGGCCGGGCGTTCGGTGCGAACCAGTGGAACGGCGACAGTGACAGCCCGTGTTGGGTGTGGTCCGTCGGCGACGACCCTGACGCCGACGAGGGCGGGCCTCTCCTCAACCACGCGCGGAACCTCGCCGTCGACGCGCTGGAGGACACCCACCGGCAGCCGGAGCTCCCGGTACAGCACTCCCCGTGGCAGCCGCACGTGTGCGCCGCGTACAGCGGCTCCTCGGACCTGCTCCCGTACCTGAACGAACGTCTTGGCTCGATCACCTTCGACCGACTCCGGGTCGCCTTCGCGGGGGAGCACACCGACATCCCCCTCGGCCCGGAAGAGGAGGCACCACCGATGGAAGACGCACCGCTCAACGACCCTCTGTCCGCCCGCTCCTGGTCCACGCCCGGAGACACGGCGCTCGCGTTCGAGAACACCGAGACCGGCGACGGCAGGGTGTTCAAGGCGGGCGCCCTGTACTGGGACGGGGGCGGCCCGTGGCCGCTCCAGCACGCCGACGAAATGCTGATGGGCCACGAGGGCGCCGAACTCGCAGGCGCCATCCAGAACATCGCCCGGGACGGCGACCGCATCACCGGCAGCGGCGTGCTCTACCCCGGCCGGCCCGCCGGCGCCGACGCGGTGATGCTGCTCGAAGAGGAGGCGCCGCTCGGTGTGTCCGTCGACCTGGACGACGTCAGCATGGAGTTCGTCGACCGCACCCTCACCGACGAGGACGAAGACGACGAGGGCGGCATCGTGCTCCTCGCGTCACTGCCGTCCGCGTCGCTGCTCCGCCTCAACGACGGGTCTTGGTCGCTGACGGCCACGACCACCGCCGAGTGGACCGCGTCCGGTGCCGCACTGTCCCGCACCGCGACCGGCACGCATCTGCTCACCGGCAAGGACGGCCGTGTACCGGCCTCCGCCGTACGTGCCGCGCTCGGCCCGACCGGCTGCCTCACCGCGGCGGCCGGCGACGCCGACAGCGACGAGGGCACCGTCGTGCACTCCGAGAACGCCGGGGACCTGCTGATGCGCGTCACCCGGGCGCGGCTGCGGGGTGCGACGCTCGTCGCGATGCCCGCCTACGACCGGGCGAGGATCGTCCTCGACGACCCGCCGGAGGAGCCCGTCGACGAGGACCAGGAGCCGGACGAGCTGGCCGCTGCGATGAGCGAGGCGCAGCGCCGCGTCGTCGACTACGTGCAGGCCGCGCCGGTACCGGTGGGTGCCCGCGACGTCGCCCGCGCGCTCGGCATGAAGATGGAGACGGCGCGCGGTCACCTCGGCCGCGCCGCGAAGAACGGACGCGTCGTGCGCCTCTCTCGCGGCCTCTACATCGGCCCCGCCACCCAGAACGAGGAGCTGGCCGCGTCCGCGTCGGGTGACCTGGAACTGCCGGTGCACGAGGACCCTGACCGCACCTGGGACGGCGACGCAGCGCGTTCACGCGTCCTCGCGTGGGCCACCGGCGACAACGACGAGGTCGACGCCGACAAGCTGGGATCGGCGTTCCTCTACCGCGACGCCGACGCCGACCCGGCCACCGTCGGCGCGTACAAGCTGCCCTTCGCCGACGTCATCGGCGACCGCCTGGAGATCGTCGCCGCAGCCGTCTACACGATCGCCGCCGCCTTGCAGGGCGGCCGTGGCGGCGTCGACGTGCCCACCGACGAGGAGGACGCCATCAGGGGCCGCGTGGAGACGCTGTACCAGCGCCTCGCCGACGCCTACGACGACCCGTCGATCGTGCCGCCGTGGATGGACGAGGACGGCGAGGAAACCGCGGCCGGCATGCGCGAGTTGGAAGCCTCCGCCTGGTCGGCAATGAGGGAGGCCGACCCGATGCCCGCCGCCTGGTTCCGTGAGCCGACGGACGAGGAGCTGCCGCCCGGGTCGGGTGGCGTGCACTACGCCGACGGCAGGGTCTACGGCTGGGTCGCTCAGGTCGGGGAGCCGCACGCCGGGTTCCCCGGCCGGAACCTGACCATCGAGTCGTTGGGGGAGCTGGACCTGTCGCACTTCCTCCGCGCCCGCTTCAAGCTCGACGACGGCAGCCTGGTGCGTGCCGGGGCGTTCACGATGAACGTGCCGCACCACCGCGACGGCGCCGAATGCGAGTCGGCTGCCTGCCAGTTCGACGACTCCCGCACCGTCGCCGGGATCGTCACCGTCGGCATGAACGCCCGTGGCTTGTGGTTCTCCGGCGCCGCCGCGCCGTGGCTGTCGGAGTGGGACCGGAACGTGTTCGCCGCGTGCCAGCCGAGCTACCACATGAAGCAGGGCAGCGCCGGACGGTGGCAGCTCCGCGCAGTGCTGTCCGTGCCGGTGCCCGGGCACTCCTCCCCGCTCCTGGCCACCGCGGTGGCGGAACGCTCGAACCTGGCGCTGGCAGCGTCGGCGGCCGGTGTCGCCCTCGACGCGGAGGTGTCCGGACACGTCCCGGACAACGAGCATCCTGCTGCGGCTGACCGGCCCGGACACCGTCCGGACACGTCCGGACAGCCCGCGCCCGGCAGCGTCGACGAGGTCGCTTCCGCGCTGCTCACCAGCGTCCCGTTCATCGACGTGCTCCTGACGGCGCTGGACCGCCGCCAGGTGCAGCGGGAGGACGAAGCCCGCGCCGAGGCCGCGCAGTTGGCCTCGTCCGTCATCGAGCCGGCCCGCGCGGCACTCACCGCCAGCGCGGCCGGTGACACGACCACCACCACGGGAGGGGACGCCTGATGGGCTGTGCCTGCAAGAACAAGCGCGACCAGTGGGAAGTGGTCAGCTCCGCCGGGAAGATCCTGTTCACCTCCGGATCGCAGCCGACCGCTCAGGCGGTGTCCCGCCGCTACCAAGGCAGCACCGTGCAGAAGAAGGGCACGGACGGGAAGGTGAGCACACCGAGCGCGTAGGCGCGCGGGCTTGACACCAGCCCGAGCAGCACGTCTTGATCGGGCTAGACTGTGGCGGGGCGGCCACCGACTGTAGCTGGACCGCCCCGCGCGCCGCTGGTTCTGGGCCGGGCACTCACGATCGCAACACACGGAGAGTGCCGCTCATGGCCGATTTCGAGATCCCCGAGGACGTCACCGCTCTCAACGATGACGAGCTGGCGGAAGCGCTTGAGTCCGCCGTCGCAGAGTTCGACTCCCGGTCGCAGTCCACCAGCGTCACCACCAGGGACATTGAGTCGCTTCGGTCGCTGGCCAACGCCGTCGAGGGCATCCGCACCGAGCAGGCCGCGCGCCGCGAGGCGGCCGAGCAGGCCGCCGCCGAGATCGACGCCCTGGCCGCTCAGGTACGCGGCGGGCAGGACGAGCCGGAGCCTGCCGGCGACGAGGCCGACGGCGGCGCGGGCGAGGGGGAGCCCGCCGCTCAGGCCGATCCCGAGCCGGAGCCCGCTCCTGCTCCTGAGCCTGCCCCGGCCGTCAGCGCGGCCGTCGTGCAGCGCCCCGCCCTCAACCTCTCGGGCGTGAGGCGCCGTCAGCCGCGTGTCCTGCCGGAGCCCCCGGCGCCCGGCACGAGCATCACCGCGGCGGTCGACGTCCCCGGCTACACCCCCGGCGCACCCCTGGACTTCGACCAGGTGACCGCCGGCCTCATCTCCCGCGCCAACGCTCTGAAGACTGCGGGCGGTGGCGTGGGCCAAGTCATCTCCTACCGGCACCCCTACAGCCACGACCTGATCGTCACGGACTCCTCGAGCGCGCCGGAGGGCACGACCGTCTCCCTCGCCGCGTCGAACCAGTCGCGGCTCCCGGAGAAGGACCTCATCGCGTCCGGCGGATGGTGCGCGCCCAGCGAGACCGTGTACGACATCCTGGATGTGGCGTGCCCGGACATGCTGTGGGACGCCCCCGAGATCCAGCTAGCCCGTGGCGGCCTGCGCTACTACAAGACGCCGAGCCTGGACGTCGCGGCGATGACGTGGGTCCACACCGAGGCCGACGACATCAGCGGCGCCACCAAGCCGTGCTTCTCGATTCCGTGCCCGTCGCCGATCGAGGTCCGCTGTGACGCGGTCGGTGTCTGCCTGGAGGCGGGCATCCTGACGCAGCGCCACTTCCCGGAGCTCGTCGCCTGGTACCTGCGGAACGCCATGGTTGCGCACGAGATCCGCATCAGGTCAGCCCTGTTCCAGAAAGCCGTCGGCAAGGCGTCGACGAAGGTCGTCACCATGCCCGAGTCGATGGGCGCCCTGTCCGCCGTCTACGAGGCGGTCGCGCTCCAGGCCGCCGACATGATCGAGCGCCACAGCCTGTGCGAGTCCACCGCGCTTGAGGTGGTCTTCCCGTGGTGGAGCCGGAACCTGTTCCTGACCGACCTGGCACGACGCAACGGCGTGTCCGTCGACGAGGTCAACCCGGGCATGATCCAGGAGATGTTCACGCCGCTCGGCGTCAGCATCCAGTGGGCGCGGGGCCTCACCCCGGCTGTGCCGACGGACATCGGCGGCGCCACCGCGGCGACGGACTGGCCGGCGGCCGTCAGGTTCCTCATCTACCCGTCCGGGACGCTCCAGATCGGGCGCGGTGAAGAGGTGAATCTCGGTGTGATTCATGATTCAACGAAGTTCTCGACGAACGACTACACCGCGCTCTTCGCCGAGGAATGCGTCGCCCTCGTCGACAGGTCGGTGGACACCCGCGCGGTGACGGTGCCGGTCTGCCCGTCCGGTGAGACCGGCGCGCAGACCCTCGTGGCCTGCGGCGAGTCCTGATCCTCACCGAACCGCGGCGGACCCGTGCTTCGGGTGGCACGGGTCCGCCGCCCCACCGAAAGACGAGGTGAGGCGCGATGGCCGCAGGCATGCGGGCGTACGTGGAGGCAATCGCCGGTAGTCCGCTGCCGCACGGCCTCCTCGGTTCGCCATGCACGGACGTGCAGGACGTTGCCGACGAACACGCGTTGCTGGGTGTTGAGTGGCTGGCCCTGGGCTGCTGCCCTGTCGAGTCCTGGGCGGACCCGTGCGTCGGCGACGAGTCGCCCGGTGACGAGTCCCCCGGCGACGAGTCGGGCGGTGCCGCCGACAAGGAGTTCTGCCGCCCCGAGGTGGAGCACGCCTCACCGATCACGCTGTACGCCGGGACCGAGTGCTCCACGATCGGCTGGTCCTACGAGGAGGCCCGCTACCACGCCGAGGCCAGTCTCGCGCTCGGTGAACAGCGGGGACTTGAGTCCGCGTTCTGGCGGACCACACTGACTGCCGACGCCGTCGACGTCACCCCGCAGGCGGGGCCGGTGAGCCTTGGGGAAGGCGTCGCCGCACTTGAGGGCTGTCTCGCGGAGACGTACGGCGGCGTCGGCACCCTGCACGTCCCGGTCAGTGCCGCGGCCCTGCTGGGCTGCTGCAACATCGCGGCCGAGGACCCGGCCGATGGCGCGCTGCGCACCCTCGCCGGGAACTGCGTGATCCTCGGCGCCGGATACAGCGCGGAGAACACCGGCCCCGGCGGAACACCCGCCGACCCGGGCACGGCCTGGCTCTACATCACCGGCCCGCTCAGCATCCGCCGCGGCCCGCCCACGACGATCCCCGACCGGGCCGGCCCGTCGGTCACCACCCGAACCAACGACCGGCGCGTGCTGGTCGAGCGCACATACGTCGTCGGCACCACGTGCACCGTGTGCGCCGTCAACGTGTCGCTGAGCTGAGGAGCCTGAGCCCGTGACTGACCTGATCCATGTAGAGCCCGCCCCGGAGAGGCGCATCGCGCTGGCCCGCTGGGCGGTCGCCCAGACGCCGAAGGTGGCCACCGTCGGCCCCAACACCTTCGCGGTCCCTGCCGACCTGTTCACGACCGTGCCGGAGGAGGCGCTGATCGGCGCAGTCGTGGACGGCCACCGCTACGTGTCGCCCACCGAAGAGGAGGCGGTCCCGGTCGGCGAGGGGGCAGCCGAGTCCGGCGAAGGGGCGGACGGTGAGGGCGAGAGCGGTGAGGGGGAGCAGGAGAGCGAGCTGACGGGAGTTGCCCGCCCCGAAGGGCTGGTCACCGGCACCCCGGGCGAGCCGCTGCCCGAGGTGCCGCCGGAGTCGTACGGCCCGGAGTCGACGCCGCTCCCCGCGGCGGACTCCGACGTCGACGACCAGGAGGAGAAGGGCGAGAAGCCAGGGGACGGTGAGGAGGCCGACCAGCATGTCTGTGGGGAGTGCGGGAAGCCCTTCGCCAGCGAACGCGGCCTGGCGACGCACGCCCGCCGCGTCCACTCCGGCTAGGGGATCGTCCTGAGCCTGCACGGCCGGGAGCTGCCGCCTCCCGGCCGTGTCCGGCGGCTAGACTCGCGGTGTAGCCGCTGGTTGTGGGCCGGGCCGACACCACCTCGTGTGTTGGAGGCCCCGGGATGCCCTGCCCCCTGATTGCAAATGCTGACGTCATCCGCGTCACCCGCGTCGACGCCTGCGGCCGGCCCGTCGCGGGCGAAGACAATGGGTTCGTCTTCGACTGCTTCGCCACCCTCGCGATGAATCCCAACATCGAAGAGGGCGAGGACGTCGTCTACACCGCGGCGAACGGCCGAAACTGCGGATTCAAGAAGGGCTGCCCGCAGTTCAACGGCTACGACCTGGAGTTGAGCTTCTTCTCCGTGTCGCCCGAGTTCATCGAGATCACCACCGGCAACCCGGTGGTCTACGACTACGCCGACAATCCGATCGGCTACGACGACTGCTCGCTCAAGTGCGACAGCGGCTTCGCCATCGAGCTGTGGGCCGAGGTGCTGAGCGACGACCTGTGCGACCCGGACGGCGGCGGCGACGGGGCATGGATTTACTGGCTGATGCCATGGGTCACCAACGGCATGCTGGGGGACATGGAGATCGGTTCGGAAGCGGTCTCCCTCGTCCTCAACGGCGCCACCCGCGCGGGTGGCGGCTGGGGCACCGGCCCGTACAACGTCATCCCGACCAACCTGGCAGGTACGCCCGGGCCGCTGCTCACGCCCCTCGGCCCGACCTGCCACCGTCGCACGCTCGTCACCACCGTCGCCCCGCCGCCGGCCGTGTGCGAGTACACGCCGGTCCTGGCGATGGCCTCCTGACGGGCCACCAGCATGAACGCACCCGACCTGGTCGTGCCCGTACGGACGGGCAGGGCCAACGCCCAGCTCCGGTACGCGCTGCGGAGCTGGGCGGCGAACCTGCCGCACGGCCGCGTGTGGATCGTGGGCTACCGGCCTGCCTGGCTGGCGAACGTCGAGCACATCCCGACCAGCCAGCACGGCACGAAGTACGCCAACACCACGGCGGCGGTGCGCGCGGCCTGCTCGCACCCGGACATCTCGTCGACGTTCCTGCTCTGCAACGACGACATGTTCCTCATGACCCCGCAGCCGGACGGAATGCCGGTGCTGCACCGCGGCCGGGTCGCCGACGTCGAGACGTACTACGTGGGCCGCGCCTCCGGCCGCTACCTGGACGGCATGCGGGAGACGCGGGATCTCCTCGTCTCCCTCGGCCACGACGACCCGCTGAGCTACGAGCTGCACGTGCCGATGCCCGTCGACAAGAGCGGCATGCTCAAAGCGCTCGACGTCGGCCGGGACCTGGCGGTCTGTCACAAGCGCACCTTGTACGGCAACTTGGCCGGCCTCGGCGGTGACCAGATCCGCGACGTGAAAGTCCTCCGCCGCTCCCCGGGGTTCGACCGGGCCTCGCCGTACCTGTCGACCATGAAGGACAGCTTCACCAACGGGGCCGTCGGCGACTTCATCCGCCGCGCGTTCCCCGATCCGAGCCCGTACGAGGGAGGAGGCCCGCGATGACCCAGCCCGCCCCGTGCGACCCGTGGGAAACCGATCTGTCCTGCTGCGACCTGCCAGACGGCACAGAGCAGGACGTCATCGACCGGTGGGTGCGCATCGCGTCGATCATCCTGTGGGGCCTGTCGGGCCGCCGCTGGGGGCCGTCCTGCCCGGTTACCGTACGGCCCTGCCGCCGCTCCTGCCTCGACCCGTACCCGTACACCGTCCGCTGGGGCACCGTCGGCCCGTGGGTGCCCTACATCGGGCTGGACGGCGCATGGCGCAACGCCGCCGTGTGCGGCTGCCGTACGGACTGCTCGTGCTCTGAGCTGTGCGAAGTGGCCTTGCCCGGGCCGGTGTACGACATCCAGTCCGTCGATGTCGACGGCGACACCCTTCCCGCCCCGGACGCGGAGAACGACGTGATCGGCGCGTACCGCGTCGACGCTCCCGGCCGGCTCGTCCGCACCGACGGCGAGTGCTGGCCGGACTGTCAGGACATGGCCGCCCCGCCTGGCACCCCCGGCACGTTCACCGTCACCTACCGCACCGGGCTGCCGCTCGACGCGGCGGCGGTCGCCGCCGTCTCCGAGCTGGCGTGCCACTACATCAAGGGATGCGGCGGCGCCGGCTCCTGCGGGTGCAAGACCAACCGCAACGTCACCCGCGTCTCCCGGCAGGGCTTCGACGTGGAGCTCGCCGACCCGACGCTCATCTACAGCGAAGGCCGCACCGGGCTGCCCCTGACCGACGCCTGGCTGGCCACCGTGAACCCGCACCGCCTCGCCTCCGCCTCCCGCGCCTACAGCCCCGACTACCGGCGCCCCCGCGTCACGACCTGGCCGTGAGGAGCCCCGGATGCCGCTGACGCCGCTCGCCGTGCACGACCTGACCGAATCGGTCCTCGGGTGCGTGTGCGCCGCGCTCCAGACCGCCGCCGACGAGGTCGACGGGCAGCCGGGCTGCCCGTGCCGAACGTGCGTCGTGCCCGGCGCCGTGGCGTGGGACTCCTGTGACGACCCGTGCGGCGGTGAAGGCGACGGCGGGCAGCTCTCCGTGAACGTCCTGCGCCTGTGGCCGTCCGACGCGATGGGCTTCCCCGCCGAGGACCGCACCGTGATGGGAACCCGGCAGTGCACGCCACCGACGATGACGGCCGCCGAGCTCGCCGTCACCCTGCTGCGCTGCGCCCCGACCACCGACGATGGGGGCTGCCCCCCGTCGTGCGACGAGCTGGGCACCGCGGCCCGCATCGCGCACGTCGACGCGGTCACCGTCTACAACGCGCTGTACTGCTGCCTGCCGGGCACCTCGACCCGCCGGCGGGGACGTCAGTTCGTCGTCGGACAGCAACGCATCATCGGCCCGGAAGGCGGCTGCGTCGGCGTCGAGCAGCGCGTCACCGTCGCCCTACCCGGCTGCGCCCCGTGCCCGACCGAGGAGAAGACCCTGTGAGCGTGGAAGTGCGGCTGGATCAGGGCCGCTTGGCGCGGATGCTGCGCGCCCGTGGCGGCCTCGCCGAGCGCGCACTGGCCCGACGCACCTCCCGCGTCGCGGACATCGCCCGCCGCGAGGCCCCCGGACGGATGGGCGCCTACATCGACTGGAAGGTCGTGTCCGGGCCGACCGGCCTGCAAGGCGTCATCGTCTGCGACCACCCCGCGGTGCGGTACGTACTCGAGGGCACCCGCCCGCACATCATCCGGCCGCGCAGGAAGAAGGCACTGCGATTCGACGTCGGCGGGCGGACCGTGTTCGCCGCCGTCGTCCACCACCCCGGCACCCAGGCGAATGACTTCCTCGGGCGGGCGCTGCGTGCGGGTCGTTAATGGCTGTGAAGCCAGGCGCGAGACTCTTCGACCAGGCACTTTCTGAGCGAGACGAGCATGTCGGCCGCATCCCGCACGGCGGCGTACTTGGCGGCGTAGTGCTCGGTCAGCCAGCTCACGTCGTTCACCAGACGTTCCCCGGCGTCGCGGTCCAAGCTGGTGTTCGCGAGAGCTGCGCGCAGCTCTCGCGAATCGACAGTCTGGGTGGACCCGTTTTCTTGACGAAGGAAGACGGACATCATCAGGCTCCGACACGCTTCCTCGAACGCGAAGACCGCTTCTTGGGCGCCGAGGCGAATGGCTTCGTCCCCCACCCGTTCCAGGCACGTCGTGGCGTCTACCCACTGATCAGCCGCCTCGCTCAATCGCTCGACGGCTTCACGTACTTTCGCGAGGGCGGGAACGAGTTCATCGGGTGTGCACAGCATGAGGGCATCGAGCTGCGCGTGAGTCCTGTCGCAGTCCAGCTCGTTCACCTCGCCTGACCCGTTCACCGTCGTGCATTGCCTCCGGAGCGCTTCGATTTCCGGGAGCAGCAGATCTAACGCTGCCTTGTAGGCGCTCTGCCGGGCGGGCAGTGTCGCGGCTTTGACGGCGTGTTTCCCGGAACTGCGCGCACCGAGCCACGCGCCCACTCCGGCGGTGACGCTCGCGACGATGGCGGCAATGGCTCCGATGACGGCGACGCTGAGGTCCGAACTCACGGGCGGAGCATATAGATGCGTTGCTGTCGTTCGGTGCCGCTCCTGCCGTCTGGGTGGGGCGCGAGGCTGATGCCCTGGGTGGTGTGGAACTACCGCGTACCCTGCCGGTGCGCCGCTGGTTGTGGGCCGGGCGACCGCTTGAGCACGCCAGGAGCCACCCGTGAGCCAGAGCCGCACCTTCACGCTGAACACCGAGCCGCACGTCGCCACCGTCGGGGAGACGCAACTCCTCTTCCAGCCCGAGGTGATGGGCGATGAGTTCCTGGACGCCTACGAGGCGTTGCAGGCGTCGCAGAAGCAGCTCGGCGTCGACGTGAACAACCTCGCCGCAGCCGAACCCGAGAACCTGAGGGCAGTGGTACGCGCGCTGCGCCTGTTCCTCGCCCGGCTGATGCTGCCCGAGTCCGCGAAGATTCTCGCCCAGTGGCAGGTCGTCACGAACGGGCAGATGGTCAGCTCCCATGGCACCCCCGAGGAAGCGGCGGAGGCCGCGAAGAAGGCGAAGGGCGACGCCACGGTGAAGGACGTCGGGATGCGCCTGCCGGACCGTGTCCTCGTCGAGCTGCTGGAGTGGGCAGTCGAGCTCTACGGGGGCGGCCAGCGCCCTACTGGGTCGTCCAGCGGCTCTGCGCCAGCATCGCCGCCTCCTGGGACTCGTGGGAGGGCGGTCTCGCCCTCCAGGGCGTCGACCCGCGCACGTGGACGCTGAGGACGATGCTCAACGCCGCTGAGGCATCCATGGACGCCGCAGCGGAGGACGACAGCGAACGCCGCCGCAACAAGGCGAAGCTGTACGCGCCGCCGAAGGGGGAGCGCCGCAACCAGCGCGGCCGGCCTCCCGGCATGCGGATGGACCGCGCTGCGGCGCAAGCACTCGCCGCACAGTTCGCGGCCGAGGACGCGCGGCTCGGGGCAGGTCCGTAGCGGCTAACCTGTGGCTACGCGCCCCCTTGCGCCAGCAGGCGCCGGGGCGTAGCCGCTGGTTTTGGGCCGGGCAACACCACGATCCTGTGGGGGTTGCCCGGTGGCCGGCGAAGACGTCGATTACGGGTCGGCGCGCATCACGATCGTCCTCGACGACCGTGACGCGGCATCCGACTCCCGCCAGACCGCCACCCGCATCCAGAACACGTTGGATCGCGGTACACGCAACGTCGGCGTCCAGATCCGGCGGAACATCCAGCGAGGCTTGACCGCGGCGGCGGTCACCGTCCGCGTAGAGCCGGACCTGCGCCGTTTCGATGCCGCGCTGCTGACCGGGCTGCGGAGCCTGACCAGCATCAACATCCCCGTCGCGCCGGACCTCACCAATTTCGTCGAGAGGGTGCGGGCCGCCCTCGCCGACGTCGAGATCCCGCTGCGGGTCGTGCCCGACCTCGACGGCCTGGACGCCCGTATCCGCGCGCACCGGCCCCCGCCGATCCGCATCGACACCGACCTGGACACCGACCGCCTGGCCCGGTCACTGGGCAACCTCGGCGGCATCGCCGGACGTGTCAGCGGCGCCCTGACCGGCCTGCTGACGTTCGGCGCGGTCGGTATCGCGGCGGCGTCTGCCGCGTCGTCAGTCGGCGCGCTGCTCGCCGCGTTGGCCCCCGCGGCAGGGATCATCGCCGCTCTGCCAGCCGCCATCGCCGGGACACAGGTCGCCCTCGGCGCGCTGCGCCTGGCCGTGTTCGGCGTCGGCGACGCCCTGACCGCAGCGTTCGGCGACGACGCGGCGAAGTTCCAGGAAGCGCTGGAGAAGCTGGCCCCGGCCGCGCAGAAAGCCGTCCTGGCCGTACGGGCGCTCGCCCCGCAGCTCAAAGAGGTCCAGCAGGGCGTACAGCAAGCGTTCTTCGCCCAGTTCGCCACCGAGATCAGCGCCGCCGTCAAGAACCTGCTGCCGCTGCAATCCGGCCTGGAACGCGTCGCGGCCGGCTTCGGCAACGCCGCCGCCGAGGGCCTGAAGTTCCTCCAGACCCGCGAGGCGCTGGCCTCCATGCGCACGATCATCGGCGGCACGTCGGCCGCCGTTGCCGGTCTGGAGCAGGGCGTACGGCCACTCGCGGCGGGCTTCCTGTCCGTGGCCGCAGCCGTGTCGCAGGCGTTCGGCGCGCAGGTCGGCCAGTACATCGGCCAGGCCGCCGCCGGATTCGGCGCGTTCCTCACCCGCATCGCCGAGTCCGGCCAGGCCGTCGAGATGGTGCGCACCGCGCTGGGCGTCTTCCAGCAGCTCGGCGCCGTCGCCTCCAACGTCGGCGGCATCATCTCCGGCGTCTTCCGCGCGGCGAACGGCGCCGGGGGCGGACTCCTCGGCAACCTCCAGCAGATCACCGCGTCGTTCCGGGAGTTCGTCAACAGCGCGGCCGGCCAGGAGGCCATCGGGAACATCTTCCGCACCATCGGCACGATCGCCGCGCAGCTCGGCCCGATCCTCGCCGCGATCGTCACCCAGGTCGGTGCTATCGCCCCCGCCCTGATGCCCGTCTTCACGGCGCTCGGCCCGGCCATCACCGGCCTGATCAACGCGCTCGGCCCGGCCCTGGCCGCGCTCGCCCCGAGCCTCGCCACCGTCGCCCAGGCCCTCGCGCAAGCCTTCGCCGCGATCGGCCCCGCGCTCGGCCCGCTCGGAGCCGCGATCGGCTCCGTCATCTCCGCTCTGGCCCCGATCCTCCCGCTCGTCGGGGAGCTCGTTGCCACGGTCGCCACGATGCTCGCCCCGGTCCTCGCGAACCTGGCGGCGCTCTTCGCCCCGATCATCAGCGCGCTCGCGGGCGCCCTGGCCCCGGTCCTGCCGCTGATCGCGCAGGCGTTCACGATGCTGGTCAAGGCCATGGCGCCGCTCGCGGCCGGGGTCGGCCAAGCCGTCGGCCAGCTCATCGGCGCGCTCGCGCCGGTCCTGGCGACCCTCGCCGGTGTGCTGGTGAAGGTCGCCGCGGCCCTGGTGCCCGTCTACACCGCGTTCATCAACGCGCTGCTGCCGGTCCTGCCGCCGGTGATCGCCGCGTTCGACGCGATCGTGCAGGCCCTCATCCCGCTGCTGCCCCCCATCGCGGAGCTCATCGCCGCCGTGGCGCCGCTGGTGGGAATGCTGATCCAGCTCGTCGCGCCCGTTCTCCAGATCGCCGCAGCGTTCGCGTCCTGGCTGACGATCAACGCGCTCGTCCCGGTCATCCAGGCGGTCGTCGCGGTGCTCGGCGGGCTGGTGTCCGGCGTCGCGTCGGCGATCACGTTCATCACGCAACTCCCGAGCATGATCATGACAGGGCTGTCGACGCTCGGCACGATGATCGCGACGTTCTTCACGAACCTCGTGACGACCATCGGCACGTGGATCAGCACCGCCTTCACGAGCGTGATCAACTTCTTCACGGCGCTGCCCGGGCGGATCGTGTCCGCGCTTGCCGCGATCCCCGGTCTCCTCGTCGACCTGTTCGTGAACGCGATGGCGGCCCTGGGCATCGTGCTGCTCACCGCCCTGGCCGGGATCATCGCCCTGTTCACCGTGCTGCCCGGCAAAATCTGGGCCGCGCTGTCCTCCCTCGGCTCGATGATCGGCAACGCGTTCTCCGCCGCGTTCTCGTGGGCGAGGTCGACGATCACCTCGTTCATCGCCTCGGCCGTGGCGTTCTTCACGGCGCTGCCGGGACGGATCGGCGCGGCACTCGCCGCCCTGCCCGGACGGATCTCCGCCCTGTTCCGGTCGGCCGGCTCCACCGCCATGGCCGCAGCCCGCTCCTTCGGCTCGTCCGTCGCCTCGTTCTTCTCCAGCCTCCCGGGCCGGATCGCCTCCGGACTGTCGTCGATCGGCTCCAAGATCGCCGGAGTGTTCAAGAGCGCCTACGGGTCGGCGCGGTCGGCCGTGTCCTCGCTCATCTCCTCGATCGTCTCCCTGTTCTCCAGCCTCCCCGGCAAGATCGTCTCCTCGCTGGGGAACATCGGCAGCCGCATCGTCAGCAAGATCAAGGGCGGGCTGCCGTCGAGCGTGCGGAGCGTCCTGCCGTTCGCGGACGGCGGGATCGTCCGCTCCCCGGTGATGGGCCTGGTCGGCGAGGCCGGACCCGAGGTCGTCATCCCGCTCACGCGGCCGGCCCGCGCCCGCCAGCTCGCGGAGCAGTCCGGGCTCCTCGACATCCTTGCCGCCGCTGGGAGCGGGGGCAGCGGCGGCGGGGAGCGGACCGCCACGTCGGCCCTACCGGCGCCGGTGTTCCACATCTACGAGGCGGGTGACGCGCTGATGACCGCCCACCGTGTCGCCGCCCGGCTCGCCACCGCGGCAGGAGTGATCTGACCATGGCCATGGACGGCTACCTGGCTCTCGGCGGCGTCGAAATCACCAACGAGGCGCGCATCGCGACCTACTTGGAGACGGTCGGCTCACCCCTCACCGAGCCGGGCACCTGCCACTGCCCGACGTTCTCCGCCGAGACGGTCGGCGACGAGCCGTACAGCACCCCGGAGGAGGACGGCGCCCCCTGGTACGACCCGGACGTCCCCGAAAGCGCGGACTTCGCGGGCTTCCGCGTCCTGTCGATCGCGGGCCTGGACGACTACCCGGTGCGGCGCACCACGACGAACGCCGTCACGGGCGGGGCCGCGCTCGGCCCGGCACGCGTCATGCCTCGCACCATCACCATCACCGGCATCCTCCTCGGCGCGACGTGCTGCGCCGTCGAGTACGGGCTGCACTGGCTGGGCGAAGCCGTGACCGGCTGCACAGGCAACCTGTGCGAAGGCGACTGCCTGACCCTGTTCAACTGCTGCCCCGGAGACGAGGAGGCGCCGGAGGTCTTCCGGGCGCGGCACCAGCGCACCGTCCGCCGCGTCGCCCTCACCCAGGGACCGACCGTGACGGCCCGGAGCGGCCACGGCTGCTCGTCCGGTGCCTGCCAGACCGGCGCGGACGTCCTCACCGTCGAGATCGTGCTCACCGCGGGCACACCGTGGCTGTGGACCGACCCGACGCCCATCCTCGAAGTGCCGCTGCCCGACGACGACGGCGACGAGTGCGTGACCTGGTGCGTGCACGGGGAGGCGCCCCACCTGCAATGCGTCGACGTCGACGAGGCGTGCAGCCCGGCCGCCGTCTCCGCCCCGGTCGTCGACGACGCCGCCGAGTGCACCGGCCTGCGCTGGCCCGTCGCCGACATGGTGCAGGAGACCTGCGACGGCACGTGCCGGTTCGCGCCGTGCGTCGACCCGATGAGCGGCTGCACCGACCCGCTGTGCGCCCCGCCCGTACCGCCGACCCCGGCCGCCCTGGAGACCTGCTACTGCCTGCCGCTGGCCGTTGAGCGGGCCTGCTACGACATGGACCTCAGCGACCGGCCGCACTGGTCCGTCGACGTGCCGATGATCACCGTGCGGGCCGGGCGTGAAGACCTGCGCGGGGTGACGATCACCTTCTACGAGCGGCCCATCGGCGGGGATGCACTCACCTGCGAAGAGGTCGCCGAGTTCGCCCGCTGCTACCCGCACTCGCAGTACCACGTGTCCTACGTCCCGGCCGGGGGCGTGGTGACCCTGGACGGGCAGACCGGCCGCTCCGTCGTCCAGTGCGGCGCCGACTGCGAGACGTCCCGCGACGTGTACGGACTCGACGGGGCGCCCCCGACGTACGAGCCTCTCAACTGCGCGTCCTACTGCGTGTGCATCGAGACCGACGTGATGAACCCGCCGGCCCCGAACGCCCTGCTGACGCTGTCCGTCTCCGGCCGGGGCTACTGACCGCCTGCCGCTACGCTGACTCTCCGCCGCTGGTTGTGGGCCGGGCGCCTCTTGCTGCACGAGGAGCCTCATGGCCGTTGCGGGCTGCGGCACCCACACCGCGCTGATCACCGACCGGGACGGTGCGTCCGTCTCCCCGGTGGAAACCCTGACCGAGGTCGAGTGGACGCGCGTGCTGGACGACACGAGCACCGCGCGGATCGTCGTCCAGCCCGATGGTGACTGCTGCGAACGGCTCGGCCAGGTGCGGGCCTGGCGGCACTGGCTCAACATCTGGCGCGGCCGTGACCCGGTCTGGTCAGGGCCGATCCTCCAAGCCGAGTGGTCACGCGGGCAGATGGAGGTGTGGGCCGCCGACGTCCTCGCCGTCCTGGACCGCCGAGTGCCGCACGCCGACATCACCTTTGGCGACTCCACCGACATGGTGACCGTCGCCGAGTGGCTGATCAGCGACGGGTTCGCGCCCGACGACCCGGGCCACAGCATCGAAGTGGTCGGCAAGACGGGTGTGCGCGGCGGCCGGGAGTACCGGCGCAACATCGGGCAGACCGGCGACCATCTGCGCGACCTGGCGGAAGCGGGGCTCGACTACACCGCGGTGGGCTCCCGCATCCTGCTGCTGCCGGAGACACATCCGGTGACTGTCGGCCGCCTCACGGACGCCGACCTGCCGGAAGGGCTCATCGTCGCCGAGGACGGCACCGCCCTGGCGACGCGCTGGATCGTCGCCGGGAAGGAAGGCACCGAGGGGGACAGCGACATCGTCGGCGACGCCGGCGGCCCCGACCCGTACTACGGGCTCGTCGAAAGGTATGTGGAGCAGACCACCATCACGACGATCCTCGCGGCACGGTCGGCCGCCGCGTCCCGGCTGCGCGCCTCGCTGCCGGTCCCGGTCGTCGTCGACACGCAAGAGGTCTCGATCTCGCCGGACGCCGCAGTGCAGGTCCCCACCCTGGTCCCCGGATGGTGCCTGGACGTCGCCACGCAGGTCACCTGCCGCCCCCTCTCCCAACGCCTCAAGATCACAGGCGTGAAGGTGAGCGAGAACGGCGGCACCGACGCGACGCCGGGCAGCGAAAGCGTGCAAGTGCAGGTGGCCGTGACCGGCGCGGATACAGCAACCAGCTCCCTTGGGACGGTGTGACATGGCGCTACGTGGATCGGCGACGCGACGCTCTCTCGGACCGCCGCTGGTCAGCCTGCTGCGCGACATCGACCGCCGCACCCGTACGACGACACGTCGCTCACGGCCGGCCAGTCCGCCGCAGCCGACGAGCGTCGTGGTCAAAGAGCAGGAGAAGGCAGCCGCCCCGGCCGCGCCGACCCCGGCCATGCCCACCGCGGCGGCTGCCGTCCTCGAGTCCGGCAAGGACGGCCGGGCACGGTGGAAGTTCCCGACGCCGTACACCCGGCCGCCCGTCATCACCGCGCTGGTCGTCGACCCGGCCCCGGCGGACAACACCGCCACGGTCGTGGCGACGCTGGAGACCGTCAGCGCCACGCACGCGGAGCTCCGCGCGTGGCGCACCCGCGCGGCGCTGCTCGTCGGCGTCGTCGAGCCCGCCGGACCAGGCGTCCGCGTCCACGTCACGGCGACGCCGACGACTGGCCAACAGGATTCGCCTGGTTGAAGTCAGCGAAGGCAAACTGGCTGATTGAATTGCCGCATTCGACGTGGGAGTCCAACACGGTCTCATCGTCTTCAGCCCGCTTACCGAGGAGGTGGGGTGGACGCGGCGCAGGCCGCGCCCATCGGAACGTATGGGAAGCATCGAAGAAGAATCGGGCGAATCCGGGCAGACTACTTCCCGGGTTGACCCCTCGATCCAACGGGTCTCATCGCGCGAGTGGTTAACACACTGGGGGACGTTCATATCCGCCATCGCAGCCGCAATAGGGCTGATAATCAGCGCAATTGCTACCTGGGTATCCGTTGAGTCACTTGAAGGCCAGCGAGAGGACTCGCGGCAAGCGGACCAGCAGCGTGCTCGCGAGCAAGCATCCCGAGTCACGGCCTGGAGAGATTACCGGGAGGGAAAACCCAAGAGCCCGGACACCGAGGTTCTGAAGATACTGAATCGTTCACGGGACCCAGTGGTTGTCTGGTCCGTTTACTACTCCCCCGACCAGGACCCATCTCCCGATAGCGAAAGCATCGGCGGGAAGTATAAGGCCCTCGGAATCCTAGATCCGATTCCACCGTGCACTGAGGCGACTCTGTCCAAAGAGGATCTGGGGAAGCGCGTGTCTGGGAATTTTGGTCTAAAGGGAATTCAATACGAGGATTCCCAGGGGCGTGACTGGCGACGCCCCCTGCCGGACGGGCGGTTTCCCAATTTTGTGTCTCTGGCAAAAGGGAACTTGGTCGATAATATGCCCTCCTCTGCCGTGAAGTTCAGCAGGAAGGAAACGGACTGCTCCCTGTAGATGGGAGGCGGTACTACGTGACCGGCTACCCTGCGGGTGTGCCGCTGGTTGTGGGCCGGGCCGCGCCAACCTCACCGCGTAGGAGATCGCCGTGGCCAGCGTGTGCGTGTGCAGCGACTACTTCCAGGTCAACGACGACGGGGAACTCTGCCTGAAGCCCGGCACCATGGGACTCCGGCAAACCCTCCTCTTCAAGGAGGCCGGGACCTTCCAGTTCGAGAAGGCCGACTACCCGTGGCTGGCGCGCGTGCAGGTGCAGGTCCAGGGCGGCGGCGGAGGCTCGGCCGGGGCGGACGCGGCATCAAGCCAGGCCATCGTGCGGCCCGGCGGGGCAGGCGGCGGCTGGTCGCAGTCCCTCATCGAAGTGGCAGCGCTCGGCGCCGTGGAGACGATCGTCGTCGGCGCTGGAGGCACAGCCGGATCAGGCAACGGCGGCGGAGGCACGGGCGGCACGTCGAGCTTCGGCGGCTTCGCCGTCGCACCCGGTGGCGAAGGATCGACGGCCGCCCAGTCGTCGGGGACGGGCACGGACGCGGTGAGCGGCACCGTCGGCCCGTTCGCCGGGACCGGCCAGTACGCCAGCGGCGGCGGGGCCGGGGCGGGCGGCATCCGCCTGTCCGGCACCAACGGCCTTTCCGGCTCCGGCGGAGACAGCCGGCTCGGACACGGGGGCTTCGCCCGCGCATCCGAAGGGGTCGGGAGCGCACCGCGCGGATACGGCGCGGGAGCGGGCGGCGCCCTGTCGTACGGCGCCGACTACAACGGCGCGGACGGCGGCAACGGCATCGTCGTCGTCGAGCTGTTCGGCTGACCCTGTCCGGACACGAGGCCCGACGTGTCCGGACACCTCGCCGGACAGTGTCCGTGCAGGCCGGGAGCGGTCCGGCGCGCGACGCCTGAACCGTGTCCGGACAAGTCCGCGCAGTGTCCGGACAGACCTCCGCCGCCGACTGGTGGCCGTCGCCCCGGCGTAGACTCAATGAGCGCTGCTGGTTGTGGGCCGGGCCGAGATCACCCCGCGAGAGGTGGACATGGCCCGCTGCGGATGCACCGGCGACACCGCGACGACCATCGTCGTCACCGAGGACTCGGAGTGCATCTCCCATTCGGGGAACGGCACCGTCACCAGTCCGCTGTCGTCCTCCCCGATCATCGACGCCACCACGGACAACCTGGTCGAGTGCCTGGAGACGGGCCTGTTCGTCCCCAACCGCGGCGTGTGGACCCCGGGCGACTTCGGGCCGACGGGCACCACCGACGATGCCCCGGTCATCCAGGCCGCGCTGAACGCCGCGCGGGACGCAGGCGGCGGCACTGTCTACCTCCCGCCCGGCATCTACCGCGTGGCCAGCCTGCCGCTGCGGATCTACGGGCGGACCCGCCTGACCCTCGCGCCCGGCGCCGTGATCCGCCGCGCGGCCGACGGCACGATGCTCGTCAACGGTGACTCCGGCCAGGTCATGCCGGGCTACACCGGCCACGGAGACATCCTCATCGAGGGCGGGCAGTGGGACAGCAACGGCGGCGCCTACCCGACGTCGGCGATGTGCCTGTCCTTCGGGCACGCCACGAACCTGCTGATCCGGGACACGACCATCCGGGACGTCGCGGGCTACCACGGCATCGAGATCAACGCGATCAAGACGTGCGTGATCAGCAACGTCCACGGGCGTGGCTACCGCGACCCGGGCGACCGCCCGTTCTCCGAGTTCATCCAGCCTGACCTGGCGAAAGGCGTGAGCTACTTCGGCGCCTTCGGCCCGTATGACGACACCCCGGTCCTTGACCTGCTGGTGACCGGCTGCTCCACCGGCCCGAGCGGCACCCCGGGAACGACGGCCTGGCCGCGCGGCATCGGCTCGCACTCCGCGTCGCCGAACCGGCCGCACCGCGACATCCGCATCAACTCCTGCCGGTTCGACGGCTGCTCGCAGTGGGCCATCGGCGCATACACCTGGGAATCCGCGATCATCTCGGACATCCAGATGCGATCGTGCGGCGGCGGCATCTGGGTGCGGACGCTCAACTCCGCGACGGCCAGCCACCGCACACCGGCAGGCGGCAGCAGCCCCACCATCACCGGAAGCCAGCCCCTCGCGGGAATCGTCGTCGACGACATCACCATGACAGGCGGAGGCTCGTACGGGGCCGCGCTGGAACTCGAAGGGGAGGACACGGGGTTCCTCCAGGACGTTGCCGTGGGACGCGTCGTGACTCGCGGCACGGCCGGAAACGCCGTGCGCATGGTGTCCGTTGAGGACTACCGGCTGCACTCCGTCATCGCGCACACGACCGGCGCGACCGCCATCAGCACGCTCGGCACGCGGCGCGGCCACATCGACGACTGCCACGTCAACGACACGGCGGGCGCGGGGATCACGGTGGACTCCCGCAGCACCGCGGCGGCCTCCGCGACCGACGTGACCGTGGGCCGTTGCTCGGTGACCGGTGCGGCGGCCAACGGTGTGCACATCTGGGACGGGGCGGACCTGCTCGTCGACGCGTGCGAGCTGTACGCGCTCACCGGGTACGGCGTGCAGGTCTCCACCAACACCAACCGCGTCACCGTGCGGGACACCCGCACGAGGTCGACGACCCTGACGCCGATCAACTTCACGTCGACCGTGACGGGCGCCGTACGGTCCGGCAACTCCGCCGACGCGCCCGGCAGTACGAGCCTCGCCACCGCGGCCAACACCACTACGGAGACCGTCGTCGCGAGCTGGCTCATCCCGGCCGGCGACGCCCTGCCCGGCACCGCCTACCGCTTCGCGGCGCACGGGCAGGCGTCGACGACCGGCACGCCGACGCTGACGATCCGCGTACGCCTCGGCGGAGTCGGCGGAACCGTCGTCGCCGCCTTCGCGGCCGTGACGACGTCCTCCGCCATCAGCAACCGCGGCTGGGAGGTCAACGGGGTTCTGCACGCCATCGCGCCCGGCGCCTCCGGCACCTGGTCCGGCGGGGCGCAGCTCTGGCACCACCTGGCCAGCACCACCGGCGCGACGGCGCAGGACATCACCGACGGGTCGATCACCCGGGACAGCACCGTCGACCAGGCGCTCGTCGTCACCGCCCAGTGGTCGGCCGCCTCCGCCTCCAACACCACGCAGGCCCTCGCCGCCAGCCTGCTCCGCATCTGACCCAGTCACCGCAGAAAGGACGCCCACGTGACTACCCCGACGCCCACCACGAAGGCACAGGTGTGCTCGCTGAAACGCGACACCCCGCAGCTCATCCAGCCCGGCACGAAGTACCAGATCGTGCGCTTCCCGTTCGGCTCCCTGGAGTCGTCGGACTCCTACGAGATGCACCAGATGATGCAGCCGGACGGCCACCAGATCGACAAGTGGGACAGCGAGGACCGCTCCGGCCTGATCTGGCCCAGCCGATCCGGCTGGGGCCACCTGTACGCGATGGTCCAGTGGGAGAGCGGCGACTACACCGAGCTGCGCGACCAGTTCGTGCGTGACCCGCTCGGGTTCGGCGACGACCCGGCGAACACCACGGCCACCGACCACAGGCCGAAGAGCCCCGGCGCGCAGTGCTTCACCAAGAGCCACGGCCTGTTCGTCGACCCCGCGGTGCCCCTCGCGTTCCGCGTCACGCACAACGACAAGGTGCCCCGGAACATCAGCCTCGCCGAACTCAAGCTCGTCATCTATGACGCCTAGGAGGCGTGATGCTCCCTCAACCGCCCAGCGTGGGCCGCATCGTCCACTACGTCAGCCACGGCACCCCGCCGCGTGAGGACGGCAGCCAGGCGTACAGCTCGGAGTTCAGGGCCGCCATCATCACCGTGGTGCACGGCCCCGTCGAGCCAGGCCCCGACGGCCCGGCCGGCTCGGTCCGGTGGGAGGTCGGTCTCGCCGTGCTCAACCCGGGCGGGTTGTTCTTCGATCAGCACGTGGTGCAGGACGAGACGGGCACCGCGCCCGGCACCTGGCACTGGCCGGTGCAGGTGATGACCGCGTGAGGCTCGTCGAGCGTGAGGCGTGGGGGGCGCCCGCCTCTTCCCCCGCGGCCTACCTGCCGTCGGCGCGCGGCGTGAAGGTGCACTACCTGGGGAGCCCGTACGCCTCCCGGGCGCATTCGCTGTGCGACGACTACGTGCGGAAGATCCGCGCCGAGCACCTGGCCAACGTGAAGGAGGGCTACGTCGACATCGCGTACACCGCGGTCGTCTGCGAGCACGGCCACGTCTACGAGGGCCGTGGCCTGCACAAGCGCACCGGGGCGAACGGCAGCGCGGAGCTGAACAGCAAGGACTACGCGGTATGCGCGCTCCTCGGATCGGCCGGCTTCACCGAACCGCCGGACGCGATGCTGACCGGCCTGCGGGACGCGATCGACTGGCTCCGGGCGAACGGCGCCGCAGGCGACTGGATCGGCGGTCACAAGGACGGCTACGCCACGGCGTGCCCGGGAGCGCCGCTCTACGCATGGGTGAAGGCCGGAGCACCGCGCCCCGGCGGAACCGGCGGGACCGGCGGCGGCACGGACACGTACACGGTGCGGGCCGGGGACACCCTGTCCGGCATCGCCCGCCGCCTCGACCTGGAGTGGCGGGAGCTCGCGAAGGTCAACGGCCTCAGCGCGCCGTACACGGTCTACGTCGGCCAGGTGCTCGACCTGCCCGAGAGCGAAGGCGGCAGGCCCGCCCCGTTGTACCCGGGCCGTCACGCGTTCGTCCTCGGCCGCCGCCACCCGGCGGTGACCGCGCTGGACGTGCAGCTCGTCCGCCTCGGCTTCAACCGCCACCACGACGGCAACGGCTACCAGCCCGGCAGCTTGTTCACGGCCTACACCCGCCGGAACGTCAGCGACTTCCAGCGCTCCCGACCGGAGCTGTCGGCCGATCCCGACGGATACCCCGGGCCGGTCACCTGGGAGCTGGCCCACACGCTGCCGGGATGACGGCCGGCCAAGTCCTTCCCGACGCAGAGGAGTTCCCATGCCCGTGAACAACGAGATCGAGGTCAAGGTGCAGGCCGCGACCGGCGTCGCCGCCGTCCTGGCCGTCATCGTGACCGTCCTCAACGCAGTCGCCGAGTCGCCGCTGCTCGGCTCCCTGCCCGGCTGGCTCCAAGGGGTCATCCTGCTCCTCGGCCCGCCCCTGGCGGTGTTCTACGCGGGCTGGAAGGCGCGGCACACCCCGCAAGCCCCTGCCCCGCCGCCCCCGCCCACCACCGGCACGGACGGGCTCCTGTAGTGCCCAGGCTGGGGCGCCGAGGCGCGTTCCTGCTCACCCTCGGCGCGGCGTGGGTGGGCTACGGCTACGGCATCGCGTCCGATCCCCGGTACGGCACCGCGCGGGGCCTGTCGCACATCACGAAGTACGTGCCCCTGGAAGCTCTCGGCTGGGGCTGGGTTGCCTGCGGCGTCCTGGCCATGGCCGCCGCCGCGGCCGGCCTGCGATGGCAGCCGCTCGGCTTCGCCGCCATCGGCCTCCCGGCCGGGCTGTGGGGCGCGGCGTTCACCGTGACGTGGGCAAGCGGCGGCTACCCGTCCGCGTGGGGCTCGGCCGCCGCCTGGTGCGGCTTCGCCCTCAGCATCGTGTGGGTGTCGGGCATGCAAGAACGCCCCCGAACAAGTGAGGTGACGCGATGGACGTAGGGGCGCTCGCAGCGGCCGGAGTGGCCCTGTTCGTCGGGCTGCTCTCCTTCTCGCAGAACCGGGCCAGCAACCGGCGGGACAACTTCACCGTCATCGCCGAAAGGCTGGACAAGGACGTCGCCGCCGAGCGTCTACAGCGGCGGCTGCTCACCAGCTACGTGATGGACCTGCTGCGCTGGGGCCGCAGGATCGCGCCGCCCGACGACCCGGTGCCGGACCCGCCCTCCGAGCTGGACCTGAGCCCGTGGGCGTGACTCCACCCCCGCGGCCTGCGCCGCCCTGATCGGGGTGTCCCGCTCCACGGCTCCGGGAGCGGGACACCCGTCACCCGTTAGGGGGAAGCGGTCGGCTTGCACGCATGCGAGCAAGCCGCAGATGCACACTGGAAAGACGGCCTGCACCAGTAGCTACGGACGGGCAGGCTGCCGCATCCCCCACGCGGCTCGCATGCGAGCCCGACCGCGCGTCCCCCCGCCGGTCGGGCTCGCGTCGTTCACGCAACTACCCCGAACAGCGGCGTACCGTGGTCGATGTCCATACAGCACGATGCTGCTAGTGCGCTCAGGCAAGGCGCCTCACCGTCGGAACCCTGGTGAGGCGCCTTCGCTGTGGGCGCGGCGTTCCACAAGACCAGGAGCCGGGCGTACTCCTCGGCCCGGCCCTGGTGTTGGGGCAGCGCCATCAGGGCGCGGATGCGGCGGTTGATGTCGTCCCGGGCAGCCGCCACCTGCTCGTCGGGATCGGGAGAGGTCACGCCTGAACAGTACGGCCGGGCGCCGACAGGCAGTTGGGGAAGCCTGCT